ATACCACGGACACCTGGACGGCAGCCCCTGCTGGGCGCTGGTGCAGCTCACCGCCAAGGCATCGCGCCAGATCGAGACCACCACGGTGCCGGACACTGCCAATCAGTGGCTGCAGGATCTCAACCAGTTCGTGGCCGACGGCGTGGCTACCCTGGCATAGCCAGCAGCGCGCCTTTTCAACGAAACATAGTGGACGGAGCCTGTCATGCTTTATACGCTCAGGAACGCAGCCGGCGACGAACGCAAGGTCTGCAGCACCAAGGAACTGGTTCGCCTGGCTGCCACCGGGTGGCGCGTTGTCGAATCACGGTGGATGTAATGAACGACGTCGCCGAGCTGACCTGCAGCCCGTATTTGACCCGGCCGCTGCGCACGATTGCCGAGGCCGAGCGCGACCGCGCCGCCAAGCCCGCCCTGCCGGCGAACAGCAACGCCCGCATGACCGCACCAACCCCGCCTACCAAGTCCTGACACCGCTGACGCCGCTGACGCCGCTGACGCCGCTGACGCCGTGCGCTGGGTAAACCCAGTTTGGTATGTTTGTTGTTGACAGCTATACCAGACTGCTGTTATAAAAATCCGAGATAAACGACATCACCGAGGCGAACATGTTCACTCAGCAACTCCTCTCCATGAGAGAGGCGGCCCGCATCCTGGGCGTGCCATACACCACTCTGCAGCACTGGGCCCAACACGGCACCATCGACAGCCGCAAGATAGGCGGCCGCAGGATGATCCCGGTCGAGGCTGTGCAGGCACTCGTCAACGGCGAGGCGGCGTGATGTCCAACCTTCATAATCTGATCTCCGACGACATTAGAAGAGCCCTGGACGAAGCCGGCTATGCGGTGGTCCCCAAGGTGGCGAGCAAAGACATGATCGCCGCGGGCATCTGGAACATGTACCTGCAATACACCGGCGGCACTGTCGCCAGCGTGTTCGAGGCCATGGTGCTGGCCGCGCGCAAAGATTCCGAGAAGGTGACAGCATGACCCGCGAAGTTAGCCCCGAGATGAAAAACTTGGCGTGGGCCTTGTTCGGTAGGGCAAGCACTGAACTGCGCCTACGCGGTGGTGGGGCGGACGCATCTTTGTTGGCCGCGTGTGATGAGGCGACTCGTGCCATCCATGAAATATTCCGTGACGCGGTGCTGATTGTGGAGCGATCGAAATGACCGCCGCCGCATCCGTCACACCGATCAGGAAAGCCGACAGGGCTGCAATCCGTCAGCACCTGGACATGCTCTTCCGCAGGGCTGACGCCGTCGTTCCCGGCTGCACGGTGTCGCTGGTCTGGAGCAACGCCGCGCTTGACGCCTTGAACGAGAGCGAGACGTTCCCCGCTACGCCCGTCGGGCTCGACAGAGCTGCGGACAAGGCCGCCGCGATGAACGAGCAAGGCAGGAATTGCTACGTAGGAGCCAATCCAAGGAAGCCGGGCGCCGGCGGCCGTGGCAAGAACGCGGACGTCCCCGTGGCGCTCTTCCATTGGGCCGAAGTGGACGACGCCGACGGTGAAGTCGGGTTGATGCTGTGGAACGGTGCGACACCGTCCGCAACGATCACCACGGGCACGACGCCGACGACGCGGACCCACGTTTATTGGGAGTTAGACCGGCCGGAGACGGACCTTGTGGCCTGGAAGGCCCGGCAGAAGGTGCTTGCAAAAGCCATCTGCGGCGACCCTGCGGTCGTCGACGAGAGCCGTGTGCTGCGCCTGGCGGGGACCATAAATTTCCCCAAGCCGTCCAAGTTCCAAAAAGGCTATAAGGTAGAACTGGTTAGCCCTGTCGACCAGTCCGGCACGATCGTAACCCCGGCGCAGCTAATGGCGGGCCTGGACTACGTTTCGGCTACTCCTATCGTACAGGAAGAGAGCGGCCCCAAACAGATCGGCGCGCCCGAGCTGATGGCCCGCGATCAAGCCGACCTGCTGCAAACCCTGCAAGCGATCGAAAACGACCTGGACTATAACGCCTGGGTCGGCATGGCCCATGCGGTGAAGGCGGCCACCGGCGACAGTGCCGACGGGCGCGAGGCGTTCATTGCGTGGTCGGAGACCTACCCCGGCTGCACCGCCGAATCAGCGGAACGGGTGTGGGACTCGATCAGCGAGAGCAAGGTCGGCGCGGACTTCATCTATACCCACGCCAGCCGTGCCGGCATCGCCACATCGTCGGCTGCGCAGGACTTCGAGCCGTTGCCTGACGATGTCGAGCCCTACGTCGCTAAGCCGGCCGCGCCCGCCAAGCGGTTTGCGCCGGTGCCGATGCGGCTGCCGGAGAACTTCGACCCGACCAGGATCGAGCTGCGTAAGTGGGTGCTCGGGCATCGTTTCATGGTCGGCTCGGTCACCGGCGGTATCGGTGCGCCCGGTGTCGGCAAATCCACGTTCAGCATCCTGTCCGGCATGGCGATCGCCACCGGCCGGGAGTTGACCGGCGAAAAAGTGCACCTGAAGGGCCGGGTGTGGATCCATAACCATGAGGACGACACCGACGAACTGCTGCGCCGTATCGCGGGGGTGTGCCTTCACTACAATTTGGATTTTGCTGACATCCGCGACAACTTCCTGTTCAGCTCGGGCGCTGTGACCCGCCTCGTGGTCGCCGTCAAGCAGGATGACAGCGTCAAGCTGACCCAGACCGTGCAGGACATCATCGACACCATCAAAGAGGAGAACATCGTCTTCCTGGCGGTCGATCCGCTCGTCAGCACACATGAAGGGGTGAACGAGAACAGCAACACCGAAGTAGAGCGCGTGGTCGACGCTTTCCGCAAAATAGCCCGTGAAACCGGCTGCGCCATCGACCTCGTGCACCATTCGCTGAAAGACCACTCAGGGGACACCGAAAGCCGTGCCGGCGACATGAACGCTGCCCGCGGTGCCGGTGCTCTCGTGGGCGCCGTCCGCGTAGCCTATACCCTGGCGCCGATGTCGACCAAGGGTGCCGAGGACCGGGGCATATCGCTGGCGCTGGCAAACTCGCTCGCCCGGCTGGACATGGCGAAAGGCAACTACTCGGCACGGTCTCGCGGTCAGCCGATCTGGTACGAAATGAAGTCGGTCGGCCTGGGTAACGGTGACGACAACCTGGGCGATGATCTGCTGTGCGAAACAGGCCAGGAGTCGGACACCGTCGCCGTGCACACCCTGTACGACCTCAATAAGCAGATGGCTGAGTCTGCAGCAGAGGAGGCCGACAGGGCCGCGGTGCGGGCTGTGGGCTACTTGGAGGACATCGTTTCCGAGTTCCCTAAGGGTGAAAAGCTGATGCCGCAGGGTGAACTGGCTGAGCGTTTGCTCAAGCGGTGGGCGGTGAAGAAGGACAAAGCCCAGGAGCGAATTCGCGAGGTTGTGTCGGACAGCCGAGACAAAGGAGAGGTTATCGAGGTCGCCGGAACACGCTTCTTGGTCTACAGGACCAGTGCCGGTAACCACGCCAACTCGGCGAAATACGTCCACTGTGTGGCTGTAAATTAGCGGTGCACGCGGTGGTGGTGGTATTCAGTTATCCAGTTATCCAGCGACCCAAAAAACACTGGATAACTAAGGAATATCAATGACTTGACTGGGTAGTTATCCGGGTTTCAGTTATCCAGTTATCCGGGGGGGGTCTAAGTCATTGAAAAAGCTTAGTTATCCAGTTATCCGAGTTATCCCCCTTACAGGGGGGACTATCGCCGGATAACTCCGCTCAGTCCCACCTGAGGGACGCCGACGAGGCGGACCAAACCAGTTTGATTTAAACCGTCAACGAGGAAGATATACCAAAATGGCAAAGCGCAAAAAGACCTCCCTGCAGCCTAAGTCCCCCCGTCAGTCGGCCGACATCGTCGCGCCGCACGTCGCGGTCCGGGGTGAGCCCGGCGTATTCGTCCGCCTCGTCGACGGTGCGGTCGTTGCCCCCTGCGAACTCGAAGTCGAAGTGCCCGTAAACGAGAACCGCCCCGCCGACGGTGTCGTCAAGGTCAGCGCCCGGACCCGCCGCGTCAAGGCGCCGATCGACGTCGCACTCGGCTACGGCAGAATCACCGCCGGGCAGCACGAGGCCGGCGCCCGGCTGTACGAGTGCTTCGCGTTCGGCGTGGTCGGTGCCAGCGGCGGCCCGACCAAGGGTCACACCGCGGCCAAGGCGGTCGGCGGCAACGGTGTGAGCGATGCCAGGGTGCAGGCCATCACCCACTACCGCCGTGCGCTGGGCTGGGTCAAAGAGCCCATCGTGCGACAGGTGCTGGAGTCGGTGGTGTGCTACCAGAACACCGTGACGGTGGCGGCCAGGGATCTGGTGCTCAGCTCGGCGATGGCAATGTCCTACCTGCGGTCCGGGCTGGACACCGTGGCGGAGTATTTCGACGTGGGGTAAAAATTATGCCAACCTGGTATTTTCGGTATTGACGCCGAAAAAGCTATATGGCATAACTTGTCTACGGTCGGGATTTCCGGCTTCGCGGCATGTAGCTCTGCTCCTCCTCCCACTTCGGTGACCTCGAACCCCGCGCCTTAAATGGCTGCGGGGTTTCTTTTTGTCGGCCCCCAGCCCGCTGAGGCCAGGCCCGACTTTCAGGAATAGCGCCGGCCCGCCTCTGCCGCCACTGAGCGGTATGCGCCGGCTGCGTCTACCCTGGGGTGGTGCGATGCAGGTCAGCGTCAAGGTCGACACCAGCGGCGTGGCCGCCCTGCTGCAAAACCACAGCAGACAGATCCCCTTCACGGTAGCCAAAGCATTGACGGCCACAGCCAAGGATGCGGCGGATGCGGTCACTCGGAGCATTCCTGTCCGATTTGACAGACCGACAAAGTTTACACAGAAGGCCATGACGATCATCCCTGCTACCAAGGCCTCGGGTAAGGCCGTAGTCCTGGTGAAAGACCAGCAGGCCAAGTACCTGCAGATCGAGGAAGAAGGCGGCCAGCGTTCGCCTGAACCTGGCAGCCCGATCGTTACCCCGGTCAGGTACCGCACCAACATGTACGGCAACATCGCCAGAGGCGCCCTTGCCAGACAGCGTGCCAGACCAGACACCTTTGTCTCTAACGGCAAGGGTAAGACCAGGCACCTTGCACCTGGCCTGTACCTCAGACCCAAGGTAGGGGTGCGGCGCGATGGCAAGCGAGGCACGACGGGCGCATCCAAGACCGGCGGTCGCTGGGCCAAGGGCGAGAGCGGGTTGACCCTGCTTGCAGCCTTCCACAAGAAGGCCCGGTACACGGCGCGCTTCGGCATGCGGACCACCGTTGAACAGACTGTCAAGTCGGCCTTTCAGACCAGGCTGCAAGAGGCGGTCGAGTTCGCGATCCGAACGGCTCGATAGGAAGCCCGTACAGCCCGCTCTGGTGGCCTGGGCTACTAGGCCCGCCCCGATCGCCCACACCGCACTGGGCGGCCTCCTGGCGGGCTTGGCAGGGCATGATAGAGGCGCCGGGGACCCTGGCGCCCCAGGGCTCCAAGGGTAGTTCTGCACCACTCTGTGTGCCTTAGCAAAAGTTTACCGAAACGGAGTTTTTGTTTCCATGGGCAAGCAGGTCAACCGAAGCGAACTGGCAGAGGTTTTCGGCAAGTCCCTGCCCACGATATCGACCTGGATCACCAAAGGCTGCCCGGTTGTCGAGCGCGGCCGACGTGGAAAAGAGTGGGTCTTCGATACTGCAGACGTAGCCAACTGGCTCGAACAGGTCGCGGTCACGAATATCCAGGGTGACACGTCCAAACTGGACATGGATGAGGCCAAGCGACGCAAGACGGCGGCTGAAGCAGCGCTCGCCGAACTGGACCTGGCACGGGCACGGGGCGAGGTGATCGAGTCCGCCACGGTCGAGAAAGCCTGGTCGGATCTGATCCTGTCATTCCGGGCTAAGATGCTGTCGGTACCGCCGAAGATGGCGCCGATGCTAATCATAGCCGGCGACGTCGCCGAGATTGAACGCCTGCTAGACGACGCGATACGCGAAGCTCTAAGCGAGCTGGCGCGATACAGCGGCGCCAACGAGGAAGACGAAACGACTTAAAACAAACGAGCCCCGAAGGTGCTGCAAACACCGACGAGGCTCTGGCCTTAACAGTATTCTGGAGATACCGTGTTGGCTGACACAGATTGTACCACAAAGGTCTGCACGAAGTGTAGTGTAGAAAAGCCTTTGACTGACTTCTACCCCCATAAATTGGGTAAGCATGGTAAGCAATCCCGCTGCAAGCCTTGCATAAATAAGGCTCGGGTTGAGGCCGCGCGGGCGCAGTACCAATCGGACCCCGAGCACAGGGCAAAGACGATAGCCCGGCAGCAAAAAGCCCGCCTCGACAGGGACCCAGAGGCGCGCGCCAAGATGTCGGCGTACCATGCTGAGCGGCATAAACGCCGCCGCGATACCGACCCTGAGTATGTACTGCGGCGCCGGGCAACAACGAATGCCTGGTGCGCGGAGCAGCGCAAAGACACCGTGTTTCTGGATCGCCAACGGGAGTATCTTCGGGCGTATCGCGCGGCCAACCCGGAGCGCAAAGTGCTGTGGGATACGCTGCGCAAGGAGCTGCTCGTCGCGCAGAACGACGGCACGATTACCGCGCAGATGATACTGGCACTGAAGGCCGCTTGTTTGCGGTGTCCATACTGCGGGGAAGACATACCGAGCGGATCGGCTACGCTGGATCACATGGACCCAGTCAGCCGAGGCGGCGCGCACAGCGTGGATAACATTCTATTCTGCTGCAAAACATGCAACTGCCGCAAGCGTGCGAAACCTTTTGAAAAATGGCTGTCGCTGCTGGACGCGGACGCACCGCGCCGCATCGAGGAAGCCTTAGCCTTGCGCGACTGGTTGAGGGAGGGTGGAGTTGAGCAACATTTCCGCCCTTCTGCAAGCAGTGGCTGCGAAAGCAGCACCGCCGCCTAGGCTCAACATCGCCGACTTCGCCGACGAACACCGCATCCTGTCCCGCGATGCGTCGGCGGAGCCCGGCAAGTGGCGCACTGAACGCACGGCTTACATGCGCGAACCGATGGCGGTGCTGAACGATCCGACCGTACACACGGTCGTGGTCATGAGTAGCGCCCAGGTCGGTAAAACGGAATACGTTCTTAACGTCCTGCTGTACTACATGGCAGCCGAGCCATCGGCGATCCTGGTCGTTAACCCGACGGTCGAGATGGCGGAGAACTTCTCGCGCACTCGGTTGGCGCCGATGCTGCGCGACTGCCCGATCCTGAGCGACAAGGTCAGCACTAATTCCCGCGGCGCGGACGCATCCACGCTGCTGTTCAAGCAGATGCCGGGTGGTTACGTGGCGATGGCCGGCGCAAACAGCCCGTCCAGCCTCGCGTCCCGCCCGGTTCGCATCGTTCTTGGGGATGAAATCGATCGCTGGCCCGTTTCGGCCGGCGCGGAAGGCGACCCGGTCAACCTAGCCCGCGCCCGACAGAAGACGTTCTACAACAAGAAGACGATCCTAGTGTCAACGCCGACGATCAAGGGCGTCAGCCGGATCGAAACCGCATACCTGGAATCAGACCAGCGTCGGTTGTTGGTGCCGTGCCCCGATTGCGGCGCGGAACGGCACCTGGAATGGAAGAATGTCCACTGGCCTTCGGGCCGGCCGGAAGAAGCCTGCTACGCCTGCCCGGAGTGCGGGTCGACATGGGACGATGCGACACGGTGGCGGCAGACACGCAAGGCCCGCTGGGAGCCACAAGCGGCTTTCAACGGCACTGCAGGCTTCCATCTGAACGAGATTGCCAGCCCTTGGGTGCGCTTGGCGGACATGGCGCGCAACTTCCTTGCGGCCAAGAACGATCCTGAGCAACTTAAGGTGTTTGTCAACGTCAGCCTCGGAGAGAGTTTCGAGGTTACCGGTGAAAAGGTAGACAGTAATGCCCTTGAAAGCCGCGTTGAGAACTGGGGTGAAAAAGCACCTCAAGGAGTTCTCGTCGTCACCGCTGGAATCGACGTTCAGGATGACCGTATCGAGTGTGAACGTGTTGGCTGGGGTGTCGAAGAAGAGTCGTGGTCTCTTGACTACACCGTTATCTACGGTGATCCGAGCGGCCCTAACCTTTGGGCGGAGCTAGACGCTTACCTAGCCCAGACAACCGCCACTGCAGACGGTCGCACGCTGGCGCTCAGCGCCAGCGCGATCGACTCCGGTGGCCACCATACGCAGGCGGTCTATCGCTTTTGTAAAGAACGGGCCCGTAAGCGGGTCTGGGCAATCAAAGGCATGTCCGGCAAGCGCCCGGTATGGCCGCCGAAGGCGTCTAAGAACAACATCGGCAAGGTCAACCTGTTCCTGGTCGGCGTGGACAGCGCAAAGGACTCGATCTACTCGCGGCTGCGCATCACTGAGCCCGGCCCCGGATATATCCACCTGCCTAAAGGCCGCGACCCGTCCTACTTCGCCCAGCTCACGGCGGAAACCGTGGTGACCAAGTACGTCAAGGGCTTTCCGACGCGGGTTTGGCAGAAACGGCCGGGCGCCCGCAACGAAGCCCTGGACTGCCGGGTCTACGCTTACGCAGCCCTCCAGAGTCTCAACGTCAAATGGTCCCGCGAGCTGGAAAAGCGCAGCCGCCACGTGGCGCCGGCGCCGGAACCGGTTCTCGTGGCCGACATCACTGATCCCCTGCAAGCGCCGGCAACCCCGCCGGCCCGGCTACCGGCGCCCGCCGCACCCGTCGACGCGCACACAGCCGCTTTGCGGCGGCTCGGCGCACGCCGCGGGGCTCGCCCAGGCTACAGATAACGAGGTAAATCATGGCTTGGACGATCGCCGAACGCGATGCGCTGAAAAAGGCCATCGCACAGGGTGCTCAGCGCGTGCGGTTCGGGGACCGCGACGTCGAGTACCGCTCGCTCGAAGAGATGCGGCAGACGCTGGCACTGATTGATGCCGAGCTGAACACCGCGGCCGGCGTCAAGCGGGTCCGCCAGATCCGCTTTTACACGGGGGGCGGCTTCTGATGGGCATTTTCACGAAGATCGCCGACAAGTTCCGCAACGCGGCGCCCGACTATGACGCAGCCGGCCTCGGCCGCCGCGGCAAGCTGTGGACGCCGAGCAGCGCCGGGCCGAATGCGGTCCTGACCGGCAACCTTGATCTGATGCGGTCACGGGCCCGCGCCGAGATGCGCAACAACCCGTACGCATATTCAGGCAAGGCCAGCCTGGTATCGAACATCGTCGGCACCGGCATCAAGCCTCTCTTCACGACGCCGGACGCGGGCTTCAACCGCGAAGCCGGGCAGTTGTGGGACGACTGGGTCGCCGAGTCCGACGCCGACGGCCTGCTCGACTACTACGGCCAGCAGGCGCTGACGGTCGGCGCCATGATCGAGAGCGGCGAGGCGTTCGTGCGGCTCAGGACACGGCGGCCCGTCGACGGGCTGGCGGTGCCCCTGCAGATCCAGGTGCTCGAAGCGGACTACTGCCCGACCGGCAAGCACGACATGGTGCCCGGCGGCGGGATCATCCGCAACGGCATTGAGTTCAACGCGATTGGGCAGCGCGCAGCCTACTGGATGTACCGCGCCCACCCGAACGACCGCACGGGCCTGGAAGCATCCGACCTGACGGAGTCGCGGGTGCCGGCGGCGGAAGTCGCTCACGTGTTCGATGCGGTGTTCCGCAGGCCCGGCCTGATCCGCGGCGAACCGTGGCTGGTTCGGGCGCTGGTCAAACTGCAGACGCTGCACCAGTACGACGCAGCCGAGCTTGAGCGCAAGAAGATGGCCGCCATGTTCGCGGGCTTCATCCGGCGGCCGATGCCGGACGGCTTGAGCGCCGAAGACCTGGTCGAGATGTGGGGCGACGATGCCAGCATCGACGGCGGTGCGGGCATGGTTGGGTTGGAATCCGGCACCATGCAGGTACTGGCCGCTGGTGAAGAAATCGAGTTCAGCCAGCCGGCCGACGTCGGCGGGTCCTACGAGCCGTTCCTGCGGTCTCAGCTTCGCGCCATCTCGGTCGCCATGGGCGTCCTGTACGAGCAACTGACGGGCGATTACAGCCAGATCAACGACCGTACATACCGCGCCGCGGTGAACGAGTTCCGCCGCCAGGTCGGCATGTATCAGCACTCGGTGGTGGCGCAGATGCTGTGTCGCCCAGTCCACCGGCGCTGGGTCGACCTGGCGGTCCTGAGCGGCGCGCTGAAGCCACCGCGCAGCCTGCAGGGCCGGGATCTGTACCGGGTCAAGTGGGTGCCGCAGGGCTTCTCCTACATCCACCCGGTGCAGGAAGTCCAGGCGGCCAAAGAGGCGGTGCGGAACGGCTTCAAATCGCGCGACGAGGTCATCGCGGAGATGGGCTACGACGCCGAGGCGATCGACGCGGAGATCGCGCGGGGCAATGCCCGTGCGGACGCCGCCGGCCTGGTCTTCGACAGCGACCCCCGGCACGACAAGGCGGCGGCGCTTGCGGCTGCCGCTCAGCCCACCGACGACGCAGACGAAACTGACGAAACTGAGGGAGTCTCGGACGAATGACCGAAGACAACGACGCCGCCGGGCAAGCCCCGGCGGACGCCATCGAGCCCGTTGCCGCCGAGGCCCGTGCTTTGCGGCTGCTGCCGCGCAATGGCAAAAAGGGCGGTTGGTACGAAGTCCGCAACGCCTTCGAGGGTGTCGCGGAGATCAGCATTCACGACGAGATTGGCGGGTGGGGCGTCTCCGCTAAAGGCTTCATCGACGAAGTCAAAGCACTCGGCCCAGTCAAGTCGCTAAACCTGCACATCAACTCTCCTGGAGGCAGTGTTTTTGAAGGCTTGGCGATCTACAATTACTTGAAGCGCATTGACGCTGAAGTCACCGTCTACGTTGACGGCTTGGCGGCCTCGATCGCCTCGGTAATCGCGATGGCCGGCAAGGTCGTGATGCCGGAGAACGCAATGCTGATGGTGCATAACGCTTCCGGCGTTGCGATGGGCACCGCGGAAGACATGCTCGCAATGGCCGCCGCACTTGAGAAGATCAACACTTCTCTGGTCACCGTCTATACCGACAAGACCGGTAAGGACGCCGCCGACATCGCCGCCATGATGGCCGCGGAGACGTGGTTGACCGCTGCTGAAGCCGTGGAAATGGGTTTCGCCGACGAACTGATCGAGCCTGTCCGCATGGCCGCCAGCTTCGACGTGTCGCGCTTCGTGAACGCGCCCGACTTCCTGGCTCAGGCCGCTGAACCAGAGCCCGAGCCTGAAGTTGTCGCAGAGCCGGAACCCGTAGCGGTCGAGGAAGTCGTCGCCGAGGCCGAACCGGTCGACGAACGCGACTACCACGCCGAAGCGGTCGAGATTGCCGCCCTGTGCGCCGATGCAAACGCCAATGCCGCTGAGTTCATCAGCGCCAAGGCCAGCCCGGCGGACGTCAAGGCCCGGCTCGACACGATCGGCACCATTCGCGACCTGTGCGCCAAGGCGAAAGCACCGGCACTGTTCGACGAACTCAAGAACAAGTCGGTCGAAGCCGCGCGCACCGCGCTGTTCGACCACCTCCTGAATTCGCAGTCACCTGAAATCCTGACTGCGAACACTGCCGGGCAGGGCGCCTCGCCGAAGCCGGCTATCGACACCGCGGAAGTCTACCGCCTCCGCAACAAGCGCAACACCAAGTAAGGACTTCCGGATATGCCTGCAATCACTGAAGGCGCCCGCGCGGGCAACTTCGTCGTGTCTGAAGCCAACGGCACGCTGAGCCGCGCTTCGATCACCGTAGCCTCTGGCGCCGGCATTCTCCAGCCCGGCACCGTGCTCGCCAGGCTGACCGCGACCGGCAAGTACGTCGCTTACGACAACGTCGGCTCGGACGGCTCCGAGATCGCCGCCGCCGTGCTCTACGCCGGTGTCGATGCGACCAGCGCTGACAAGGCCGCTGTTGCCATCGTCCGCCTTGCCGAAGTCGAAGCCGCCAGCCTCGTGTGGGCTAACGGCCTGATCACCGCCGACAAGACCGCCGCTTACGCGGATCTCGCCGTTTCCCACGTCATCACTCGCTGATAAGGCGCCGCCATCATGCTCGACATTTTCAACAATGACGCTTTCTCCCTCATCAGCCTGACCGCTGCCATCAACAAGATCGACCACATCCCCGGCCGCGCCGGCGAGCTGGCGTTCTCGGGCGTTGGTTCCGGTGTCAACACCACCACCGTCGCGATCGAGCAGAAGGGGGAGACCCTGTCGCTCGTGTCGTCCGCGCAGCGCGGCGCCCCGGTCGCCCAGATCGGCGGCGTTGCCCGTACCGCTGACTACATCGGCGTGCCGTTCCTGCCGCTCGAAAGCGTGATCCGGGCCGACGAAGTCCAGAACGTCCGCGCGTTCGGTTCGGACAACAACGCCGAAGCCGTTCAGGCCGTTGTCGCTTCCCGCATGTCGAGCCTGGTTCAGCGCCATGACCTGACCCTGGAAAACCTGCGTCTCGGCGCCCTTAAGGGCCAGGTCATCGACGCCGACGGCACCACCGTCCTGGTTGACCTGTTCAGCAAGTTCGGCGTCACCGCCGAGGCTGCCGTCAACTTCGCGCTGACGACCGGCACCACCGACGTCCGCCAGAAGTGCCAGGAAGTCATCCGCAAGATGCGCGTCAACTCCAAGATGGCGCTGCCCGGCTCCGCCCGCGTGCACGCGCTGGTCGGCGACAACTTCTTCGACGCGCTGATCGGTCACGCCAACGTCAAGGGTGTTTACGACGGCTACGCCGCCGCTGAGCGCCGCCTTGGCGGTGACTACTCCCACGGCATCTTCGAGTTCGGTGGCATCTTCTTCGAGAACTATCGCGGCTCGGATGACGGCGTTGTCGGCATCGGCACGGATACCGCGCGCTTCTTCTGGACCAACGCGCCCGGCATCTACGCCGAATACTACGCCCCCGGCGACTTCCTGGAGACCGCCAACACGATCGGCCTGCCGCGCTACGCGAAAATGGCGCCGGATGTCAGTGGCCTCAACCGCTACGTAACCCTGCACACCCAGCAGTCCCCGCTGCCGCTGTGCCTGCGGCCGAAGACCCTGATGAGCGCCACCAAGGCGTAACTTATAGTACATAAGGCGTAGATTGGGCGGGCTTCAATGCCCGCCCTTTTGTCATATAGGGAGAGAAAACCGTGACCGCATTGCAAGACGGCGGGCCTGTTGAAGTCACCACGACCGCCCCCGTGATCATTGGCAGCGGCGTCCAGTCGGGCTCGACGTTCGGCATTGCCGTTACGGCCCGCCAGGCGGGCAGCGTCTATCGCGCCACCCTGCGGACCCGTGGAACGTACTCGCTGCCGAAGCCCGCCGGCAGGGCCTGGCTCGCCGGCGACGCTGTTTTCTGGGACAACACCAACAAGCGCGCGACCAACGTTGCCGCACCGGGCTTCCGGCGCATCGGCACCGCGGCCACTGCAGCCGTCGCCACCGCTGTGACGGGCTCGGTTGCCCTCTGCGGCCCGGCGCCGCGCGCCGTGTACGACCCGCGCGCCCTGATCGTCGCCAGCAACCGGCAGATCATGCCGATGAACGGCTTGTCGAGCGGCAGTTCGCAGTTCACTTCGTACCGCTCGGCGCACTGGACCCTCAAGGACGCCCGCGTCGGCGCCCTGCGGCTCGTGTTCGCCAACTCGCAACTGACCATCACGGGCGAGATCGACGGCCAGGACGACTACACGGTTAAAGCCTCGCTCGAGTACAATGGCACGACGGTCCCCGTCTACTTCGGCGGTCAGCGCACCGGCACCGTGAAGATCGGCACCCACATCGTTTCCGACCCGGTCGGAATCAGCATCCCGGCCGACACCCAGTTCTGGGTGCGAACCTTTGCGGGCGTCGACACGCTGGGCAAGAAGTGGCCGGTTGGCCCGACCGCGAACACCGCGATCGGCGAAGGCTACATCGGCACCACGGACCACACCGACAACGTCGCTTTCACCGGGTTCCTGTCGGCGTCCCTGTTCCAGCCCGCCGCGATCCTGGCGACCGCAACAGCGGCCGTGCCGAGCTTCGTCATGATCGGCAGCTCGTCCGCCTACGGCCAGGGCGACACCGGTAACGGCGTGGCGCCGTACTACGATTATGGCTACCTGTCCCGGTTCCTGTCCAACCGTTACGGCTACGTCAAGTTGACGCGCGCATCGGATGCGCTGAGCTTCTTCCTGGCCGACCACAAGCGCAGGTTGGCCCTGCTTGGCACCGTCCGCCCGACGCACATCATCCAGCAGCTCGGCAGCAACGACCTGACCAGCGCCGCGACCTTCGCGACGATGCAGTCCCGCCTGCAATCGGCGTGGGACATCCTCGCCAGCACGGGCGCCAAGGTGATCCAGGCGACGATGACACCGGTGACGTCCAGCACTGACGCCTGGGCGACCGTGGCAGGGCAGACGCCGCATTCGAGCAACGCGGTTCGCGTGCAGATCAACGATTGGATCCGGTCGATGCCGGCACCGCTCTCGGGCGTGCTGGAAGCTGCCGACGCCGTCGAGACTGCCCGCAACTCGGGCTACTGGAAAGTGGACGGCACGGCGAACAAGTGGACGGTGGACGGCACCCACGTATCGCCCCACGGCCACGCGCAGACCGCGGCACTGCTGCGAGACGAAGACCTGGCGATCTGAACCAAGCGGGGCGGGCTTCATCGCCCGCCCTGACCGCGCGCCCGAAGAACTGGAGTCCCCGCTATGGCAGCCGGAAAGCACGACATCACCATCGAACAGGGCGCCGACTTCACGCTGACGGCGCTGTACACGAATCCGGAAGGGGCGATCATCCCCTTGACCGGCTGGACCGGGCGCATGCAGATCAGGCAGTCGCCGAGCAGCCCGTCACCCGTCGTCAGCCTGCCGGGTGTAGACGGCACGATCACCATCACGGGCGCCGCCGGCAAGGTCGAAGTCTTCATCCCGGCCGAGACGACGGCGCAGATCGCGCTTTATGGCAAGTCAACGGGCACCTTTGCCTATGACCTGGAAATCGTCGAGACGGCGACCGGGCGAGTCAAGCGACTGCTTAAAGGCACTGCAACGGTTGATGCGGAGATCACACGATGAGCAATGACGTTGTAGTCGTCGAGACCGAAGCCCGCATTACCGTCATCGGCGATGTTGGCCCGCGCGGTCCGCAGGGTGAGATTGGGCCGCAGGGTCCGCAGGGTCCCGTTGGCCCCGCCGCACCGACAACTCTGATCAACGAGTATACCTTTACTGGCAACGGGTCGCAGACAGCCTTTACCTTCGCGGGCGTCAACGCACCTTCGGCCGGGTCGATCCTGATTGCGATCGACGGCGTGGCGCAGGCCGCCGCCGCGTTCGGCTATGTGAACAGCGGCGCCAACCTCGTCGTCACCTTCACCGAGGCCCCGCCGAACGGCGCCGCGGGCACTGCGCGCGTGCTGGGCTATGTGGCCCCCGTCGGCGTCGCTTCGACCGCTGCGGCTCTCGGGCCGGGCGCTGACCGCACCAAGCTGGACGGCATCGCCGCCGGTGCTACGGCCAACAGCACGGACGCGCAGCTTCGCGACAGGTCAACGCACACGGGTACCCAGCTCGTCACGACGATTTCTAACCTGGGTGCGGGCACAGTCACAGCGACGGGCGCACCCACCGCGCGGTCTCTGGCGGATCGTTTCGGCGGTTGGATCACCCCGCAGGACTTCGGCGCGGTTGGCGACGGTATCGCAGACGACACCGTGGCGGTGCAGGCGGCCATTACGGCTGCGGCGGCGTCGGGCAAGCCCGTTGTGTTCGGTCCGGAGACATACGCTGTAACCACGCTGACGGCCGGCGGCGCGGGCATCAAGCTGCTGGGGTGCCGGGGCGCTACGACGGTCATCCGGCTCAACGGCGGCGCTTCAAATAGGCTGCTGAGTGTCACGGGGTCCGGCTTCTACTGCGAAGGCATCAAGTTCGACGGCAACAAGGCCGTGGCAACCAGCTTGAATATGAACGGGATCAACATCGCAGCGTCCTGCCTGAGTGCCAAGCTGGTAGATGTCGAGGTTTGCAACGTTCATGGAAGCAACACGGACGGCACGGGTCACGGCATTCTTGTGGTTGGGGCGGCAGACGACGGTGCGGGGTACGATTTTGTTCGGGGCTCGTCGCATCACAACGACGCCGAGGGGCTGACCGTCTGGTATGCCGATAACGTCAATGTCAGTGGCGGTCATTACTACTCGAACGGCCGTAGCGGCATCGCCTGCGACTTCAAGAACATGCCGAATGTCGTCAAGCGTCTGAGCATTGACGGCGTTCGGGCGTATTCCAACGGGCTTTCGGGGATCGTTGTCGGGAATTTCTCTTCAGGCGGTGTCTACACCCACGACAACACGAATACCGACAGTTGCCACGTCACCAATAACTACTGCTACACCAATGCCGAATACGGGATCATGGCCTACGGTGATTTCATCTCCGTGGTCGGGAACACCTGCAACGGCAACAACACCAGCAACGGCGTTTATGGCGGTATCGTGTTCTCGGCACGGTATTCCACCTGCAAGAACAACCGCTGCGCCGATAACTCCAGCGTCGGCGGCTACGGGATCGACAGCGGAGCCACGGCATACTCTGAGGTGTCGGGTAACATCTGCGTCCGCAATTACGTCAACTTCAATCCTGGCGGCAGTATCGCCACGATTTTCTCTAACAATCAGAGTTATGACTACCACGCTACCGGCGTTTACGTGATCCCGGTCGAGGCAGGGGCGGGCAACTTCCCCTATGAGTGCCGGGGTCTAATCATGCGAAACAACATTTTCGGGGTCCACGCGGCTGGAAAGGTGGCCTGCCAGATCCTGCACGGGGTGCGCGATCTGGTCTTCAATGAAAACCATTTCCACATCAGCGGCACCGGCCGGATGCAGGATGCGTTGTTCTGGAACGGGCATAGCAGTTGCCAGATGGAAGGCAACACGCACTCCGTTGCAGCGACCTCGAACCACGACTACGTGATTACCGCGGGCGTGCTCCGGGTCACGGATTTCGAGGAGTACGTCACCAACGTCCAGACTAATCCGACACTGACGCAGGTCACGACATGGTCCCGTGACACGATCGGGTCCGCTGGCGTCGCACATCTGGTTCCGGGGGCGGTGGGCAGCGGTTATACGACAGCTTCGGTTGAGTTCACGGGGGGCGGTGGTACTGGCGCTGCGGCTAGTGCGCGCATCTGGAACGGTCAGGTGCTCGGTTATCACATGACGAGCTACGGCACGGGGTATACTTCGGCTCCGACTGTAACGATCACGGGCAACGGGACCGGAGCCGCTGCAACGGCAGTGCGGGGCTATCAAGTACCGACAGGCAAGCGACTGACGATCTACGCCAACGCAGGGATGCTGATCCATCCCGGCACGGTGACTATGCCGGGGCTGGGGCCGCACCAGCTTGGCGCGCAAGATTTCATCGAGCTTCGCGGTCAGTATGGCGGCTGGCGGGTCGTCAGTTGGTCCCGTAAGGGAACGGCTGACGGGATGGCTTCTGCGTCAAGCATCGCGGGGGCGGGTGAGCCCGCGACGTTCTCCGCGGCGGGCGTCAACCTGCTGGCGACCGGGCAGACGGCGCTGTTTCCGGGTGCGCTGCTTAATCGGCGGTTTATCCCGATCACCGCGCATATTCGTGTCGCTACTGCGTCTGGGGCGCTGACCACGCCCGCGGTTGTCCGCATCGGCAACGACGGGACGTTCAGCAATATCGCGGCGTCAACGACCCTGACGGGGATGGATACCGCCAATGAGGTCGCCGTACTGACGATGGCCACTCCGGCCACCGCGGTATCTGTCAACTCGGCGGGGCTATCCATCGACGTGACGACGGCAGCGGTGGGACCCACCACGCTGACTGTTGACGTTTATGTCCGTGGAATATTGATTTAAGGAATCAAGCGCATGCCTTTCGCACCGACTCACCTGTCCGCGGTCGGGGGCCGGCGCTTGACGCCGGCTCTTGACCAGGTCGCCGGCCTCAAATGGGCTTACGCGATGGACCCGCACGAGCGCCAGCCCTTCACGATCGACTGGTCGAAGGAGCTGGAGCAGACCGGCGCCGTCATCACCGAAGCCGTGTGGACGCTGCCCGCCACGGCGGCGGCCGGCGGCCTGACCAACGCCGCGGCCACGTTCAACCGGACCGAAGCGACGATCTGGTTGGAAGTGGCCGAGCTGAGCCAGACCAGCCCGCTGTACGACGACACCGGCACCGAGTACCCGATCGCGCTGAAGATCACCGACAGCGTCGGCCGCATCTACCGGCGAACGATCGCTCTGACCGTGCAAGCCCAGTGAGCACGGTAGTCGTTGAAGGTGTGCCCTGCCCGGCCGCGATAGTGGACCGGGCGGGGCGCCTGTTCGTCACGGTGGCGCGGGCAGCGGTGCCGGTTGGCACCATCGTCGACCTGGACGGCGTCGCGCGCACGGTCATCGCGGTGCGGGACCCGTTCGAGCCGAAGCCTGCCGCGCCCCCTGCAATCGAGGGTGACTTCCTGAACGACGACGCCCGACGCCGCGCCGAAGCTAAAGCCATGTCCGCGATAGAAGCCCGAACCGCCAAGGCCCGCAGTCAAATGGGCAAGTTCTGCGAAATGGAGCTGGCATAATGGGCCTGTTTGACCTGCTCAACGACGCCTGCATGTCCACCTTTGGCGACGTGACGGCGTCAATCCGCAAAGCCAGCACGGCGGTCCTCGAGGTGCCCGGCATCTTCGACCGCCGTTTCCTGCAGATCGAGTCCGGCGGCGAGGTGACCTTCAGCGGCATGGCGTCCACGCTGTCCGTCCGGGTCGCCGACATCCCCGGCGTGGCACGCATGGACCGCGTCACGGTGCCGGCCGGCGTCTACCTGATCACTGACATGCAGCCTGATGGGCAGGGCATGACGGTGTTGATCCTGGAGGCGCAGTGATGCCGCACATCCGTCAACAGATCCGCTACGCCGTCGCGGCCGCACTGGCAACAGTGCCGACGATCGCCGGCCGGGTCTACCCCGCCAAACGCTACGGCTGGCAGCCGGACCAATTGCCCGGTGTCGCGATCTACACGGATAGCGCACAGGTCGAATATCTGCACCGCGACCGCGAGCAGCAGCACACGCTGAGCCTCGTGATCGAGGTCGCCGCGTCGGCCACGGACACGGTCGAAGATGACCTTGACGACATCGCCGCCGCGGTTGAGGTGGCGATGTCGTCCGACCCGTCCTTCGGCGGCCTGGCGTGGGACTGCATGCTGGCATCCGTCAGCGCGGACGTCTCGACCGATGGCGAGCGACCGGTCGGCATCACTCGCCTGACCTACACCGTCACCTACGCCACACAGGCATCGGAGCCGTCCGGCTCTGCCTAAAACAATACCCATTTGGTTTGACTAATCTGACCAATTTGGTATAGTCTCTTAATCTCACCTGGAGTTTAGTGATATGCCTGCAAACAAGGGCCGCGACTTCCTGCTCAAAGTCGGCACCACCAGCGGCACGACGCTGGCCGCGATGACGACCACGTCGTTTAGCGTCAGCGGCGAAGCGATCGACGTCACCACCAAGGACAGCCCGAACCGCACGCGAGAGCTGCTGGCCGGGTCCGGCACCGTCACGATGTCGATCTCGGCGTCCGGCATCCTGACCGGCGGTGCCCAGTTCGCGACGCTGTTCACCGCGGTCAAGGCTGCGACGCTCGACCAGTACACCGTTCTGTTCGATGGCGGCGACAGCGTTACCGGCACGTTCCTGGTCACGTCGCTCGAAGCGTCGGGTGAAATGAACGGCGCGCAGACCTACTCGATCACGCTGGAAAGCAGCGGCGACTTCACCTTCACGCCGGGCGCATAACGATGGCAAATCGGCAGCGGGGTGAGTTCCCCATTACGCTCGGCGGGCGGGAATACACCCTGCGGCCGAGTTTCGAAGCGCTGGAGGCGGCGTGCACCGACGTCAATCTCGGCCTGCCCGTGCTGGCCGGCACGATCATGTCGCCGCACTGGAAGCCGTCGCACCTGCTGGCACTGGTCAAGCGCACGCTGGTGGCTGGTGGCGAGAAGGCACCCGACGACCTGCCCGCGCTGTTGATGGCGAGCACTCTGACCAACGTGGCAGACGTCTGCGAGCAGATGTTGCGCTTTGCCCTGGTTGGGTCTGTACCCGCAAATTTAAAGGAGCCAGGCGAAGCAAGTCTGACGGAGGCGACTCCGACGGCTTCGCCTGGCGCCGTTTCGCAGGGATAGCAACGAGTTTGTTAGGCTGGCGGCCCGGTGAGTTCTGGGCCTCCACGCCAACCGAGTTTTGGGATGCCTACGCCGTCTGGGCTGAGTCGCAGGGTATGACGGAGTCGGCGGACGGGCTGTCAGGCGACGACGTTGACCGACTGCAAAAGATGTTGGCGGCCGATCAAGGCCAGTAAGGAACCCCGCCCATGAGCACTAACAGAGCCTTGGCAGTTGAGATTACCGCCAACAGCAGCCAGTACGTCCAGCAGCTCAACCAGGCCGCCCGCGCTACGGAGACGCAAGCCCAGCGCATGCGTACCTCGCTGGACAGTGCGGGCAGCTCCGCCCGCGGCAACGGCCAGATGTTCACCCAGTTCGGCTACCAGGTTAACGACGTGGCCGCGCAGATGGCTGCGGGCACCAGCGTGGTCCAGGCGTTCGGCCAGCAGGCGGGGCAACTATTACAGGCATTCGGTCCATTCGGCGCAATCTTAGGTGCAGCCATCACCGTCGGCAGCATGTTCGCAGTCACGATGATGGATGGCAAAGACGCCGCGGAAAAGGCGAAGAAGGCCACGGAAGATTACGCCGACGCCGTCGAGTTCGGCAAGGCGATCACCGAGACGAGCACGGAGACGCAGCGGCGCCACAACGAAGAGAAGCGGCAGGGCGCCATCGATACCCTGCGCCTGAAGAAAGAGGAAGAAGACTTAGCCGCCGCGCGCCTGAAAATGCAGATATCCGAACTGGAGACGCTGCGCGGCTATGGCGATTTCGACAGTGCAGGCGCTGGCGACATGTCCAGCACGTTCAACACCGCCGGCGTCGAGTTGGATCGGCTGAAGGGACTGCTGGCCGAACTGCAGAAGAGTTCAGCCACGACAGCCACCTCGCTTAACAACGTAATGAACCCGAAAGCCGGTTGGCAGGATGACTTCAGGGCGCCCAAGGTCGACACCGACGCGCTCGAAGAGTACATGACCACGCTGCGCCAGTCGGTCGACCTGCAGAAGCTGGACGAACGGGCGCGCGTCGCCCGCGAAGCCGTCATCCGTGCGGAGAATGCCGCGCAGCAGGAGCAGAAGACGCTGACGGAAGACCAGATTGCCACGGTCAAGCGGCTCGCACTGGAACGGTACGACATCGAGCAGGCGCAGAAGCCGCAGAAGGACGACGAGGTCGAAGCGTATATCCAAAGCCTGAAGGACTCGGCCGCCGCGCTGGAAGTCGAGAACCGGGCGCGCGCCGTGCGCGAAGCCCTGATCAAGGCGCAGAACATCGCTATGGAAGAGGGCACCATCTTGACCGATGCCCAGACCGAAGCTGTGAAGAACCTTGCGGGCGCATCGTACGACCTGGCCGAAGCGCAGCGCAGAGCTAAAGAAGAGGCTAAGGATAACGAAAAGCTCATGAAAGAAGTGAGCATGACATTCGAGAGCGCCTTCGAGGATGCGATCATCGCCGGCAAGAAGTTCAGCGACGTGCTCAACGCCATCGGCGAGGACATTGCCAAGCTGATTATCCGGCAGGCTGTGACCGCGCCGCTGGGCAATGCAATCCAGAGCTCCATGAGCAACGCGGGCGGTGTGGGTGGGATAATGGGCAGCTTGGTGAGCGGCGTCAGTGGTCTGTTTGGAGGGCTGGCCGGCGCTCGCGCGGCGGGCGGTCCTGTCAATGCGGGCTCGGCGTACTTGGTTGGCGAGCGCGGTCCGGAAATCGTGGTCCCAAGCGCACCTGGCACCGTCATTCCAAACCATAAACTAGGTAACTTGGGTGGCGGAGGTACGACCGTCGTCAACCAGACGATCCAGATCAGCACGGGCGTTGCGGCTACCGTCCAGGCCGAGATCCGAAACCACTTACCAATGATAGCAAATGTGACAAAGGCCGCAATCTCAAACGACCAAGCCCGCAAGGGCCGCAGTTTGTAATAGGCCGATTGTGTGCTTGCGGTTATACCAAGTCGGCATTATTATACCGGCTAACTTAAACCGCAAGCGCCACCTAACAGGCGCTGCATGCCCGGAGTAACCCCGACATGGTATCATACCCGCTGACGATGCCGGCCTCGCCCGCGCCCGTCAGATCGTCTATCCGGCTGGTGCGCAAGACCGCGGTCGCCGAGTCCCCGTTCACCGGTCAGCAGCAGACCTACTCGCACCCCTACGCCCTGTGGCAGATGGAAGTCACGCTGCCACCGATGACGCCCGCACAGGCCGGTGCCTGGAAAGCGTTCATCGTGGCGCTGCAGGGCCGAAGGGGCACATTCGTCGCGGGGGACCCGGACATGAAAGTGCCGCTGGGCGCACCGGGCGAAGCCCCTGCGCTCTCGGGTGTCACGGTCAACGGCGCCGGCCAAACGGGCAACGTCCTGAACGTCAGCGGCATGGTCAATAAGACCCTGGGTGCGGGCGATTACATCCAGGTCGGGCAGCGCCTGCACATGGTTGTCGAGAACCACGGCGGCGGCTCGGGCGGCACGACGCCGCTGTTCATCGAGCCCGCCTTGCGCGCATCCCCTGCAAACGGGTCTGCTGTCGTCACCACGAGCCCCAAAGGACTCTGGCGCCTGGCATCCGACGATATCGGCTGGGACAGCGACCACATCCGCCTGCACAACTTCACCATTGCCTGCGTCGAGGCACTGTAATGGCGCGGACTCTCCCTGCAGGCTTTGAAGCCGCAACGATCGCCGAAGTTGTCGTCCCGGTAATCCTGGTTGAGGCGCTGTTCGACAGCGCGCCCGTGCGGCTGTGGTCCGGTATTGGCAACCTGGTGTGGAACGGTGGCACGTATGCTGGTGCGGGCGCCCTGCTCGGCGTCGGCACGGCGATGGAAACGCAGGAAATGCGTGCCACGGGCATGGACATTACGCTGTCCGGCGTGCCGTCCGAGCTGCTGAGCCTGGCCTTGGCTGAGCCCTACCAGGGCCGCGAGTGCCGGGTTTACCTGGCCGTGCTGAACACCAACACCGGCGCCCTGCTCGCTGACCCCTACATGATCTTCTCTGGCCGCATGGACACCATGACGGTCAGCGAGAACGGCGATACCGCGTCGATCGGCCTCGCCACGGAAAGTCGGTTGATTGACTTGGAACGCAGTCGAGAGCGTCGTTATGAAGACTCCGATCAGAAAATGGACTATCCATCCGACAATTTCTTCGAGTATGTGCAATCAATCCAAGACGCCACTATTACGTGGGGCAAGTCATGAGGCGCGAAGATTGGCAGTCTCGTCTTCATGCCATCATCCAGGACGCTGAGAAGCGCCAGTTCACTTGGGGTCAGTGGGATTGCTGCCAATGGGCTGGGCTCTGCATCGAGGCCTGCACCGGGTCCAACCCCGTCGCCGAGTGGGCCGGGCGCTGCACGACGGCTGCTGGCGCGCAACGCATCCTCGCCAGGCACTTCGGTGGCTCCCTGCAGACGGGGTGGACGCAGATCCTTGGTGAGCCCGTCCCACCCCTGACCGCCGGCCGCGGCGATGTCTGCCTCGTCCAGCTCGATGACCAGCCGGCCTGCGGCGTGGTCGATTTGAGCGGCGAGCGCGTCGCCTGCCTGTCGCTCGACGGCCTGGAGTTCGTCCCCCTTACCGCCGCGGTTGCGGCATGGAGAGTTTAACATGCCTCCCGTCGTAGTAGCCGTCGCCGCCGCAGCCGCTTCGTTCGGTGCGGCCGGTCTCGCCGCGGGCACTGGGATTGCGGCACTCGCGGCTGGTAGCCTCGGCGCCACGCTGATCGGGTCCGCCGCCGCACTTGCCGTCAGCACCGCAGGCAATGCCATCTTCGCCAAGAAAGGCGCGGGCAAGCCGTCGATGTCGCAGACCGCCCGCGACCGCACGGTGTCTGTTCGCCAGGCGATATCACCCCGTCAGATCGTCTATGGCAACGTCAAGGTCGGCGGTACGATCGTCTACCTGCAATCGACCGACAACAACAAATACCTGCACCTGGTCGTGGCCCTGGCCGGGCATGAACTGGCTGAGATCGGCGACATCTACTTCGATGACGTCGTCGTCCCCCTGGACGTAAACGGCTACGTCACCGCCGGCAGTCAGTTCTACAACGTCGGCAGTCACCTGGCCGCCGCGGACAAACCGCGCGTCAGGATCAAGAAGTATCCCGGCACCGCGACGCAGACGGCGGATGCCGACCTGATCGCGGCGTCGGGCGGCAAGTGGACCACGGCGCATCGCGGTCAGGGCGTCGCCTACATCTATGTCCGGCTGACGTGGGACTCCGCCGCGTTCCCGTCAGGCATTCCGAACATCACCGCCGTCGTTAAGGGTAAGAAGGTCTTCGACCCGCGCAGCGCTACGACGGCGTACAGCGACAATGCGGCGCTGTGCATCCGCGACTACCTGCTGACTCCGGTCAAGGACGGCGGCGTCGGCGCCCTGAGCACCGAACTTGACGCCACCAACTGGATCGCCGCAGCCAACCTGTGCGACGAACTGGTACCTGTCGTCGGCACATCCACGACAGAGAAGCGGTACACGCTGAATGGCACGATCGCGCTGTCCGACTCCAACACGCCGAAGGGCACACTGGAAAACCTGCTGACGTCGTGCGGCGGCACGCTGGTCTACGCCGGTGGCAAGTGGCGCCTGCTGGCCGCGGCGTACCGCACGCCGGCCGTGACGCTGACGGAGTCCGACCTTCGCGGCGGTATCCAGATGACGACGCGGGTCTCACGTCGCGAGCAGTACAACGCCGTCAAGGGCACATTCATCAGCCCGGATAACAAGTGGCAACCCGCGGATTACCCCGCGGTCATCAGCACCACGGCGATGGCCGAGGATGGCGGCGAGCGCATCTTCCGCGAAGTCGACCGCCCGTTCACGACGTCGGCGGCGCGGGCCCAGCGGCTCGGCAAGATTGAGCTGCTGCGCGGTCGCCAGCCGATCACGATCCAGATGCCCTGCAAGCTGACCGCGTTCCGTGTGCAGGCCGGCGACGTGGTCAACGTCACCAATGCCCGGTTCGGCTGGGTCGCCAAGCCGTTCGAGGTCCGCGAGTGGCAGTTCGCGCTGTCCGACGATGGCATGCTCGGTATTGACCTGTCATTGCGCGAGACAGACATCTCCGCGTTCGACTGGGCGACCAGCGAGGAGCAGACCGTCGACCCGGCGCCCAACACCCTTCTGCCCGACTGGCGCAACGTCGCGGCGCCGGACGACCTGTCCGTCAACAGCGCCAACAGTGAGGTCATCACCGGCACGGACGGCACCCTGATCAGCCGCGTGATGGTGAGCTGGACTGCAAGCACTGACGCCTTCGTGTCGAAGTACGAAGTTCAGTACCGTATCGTCGGGCAGACCGGGTGGGCGTACCGGTCTGAGACCACGTCGACCACGTTCGTGATCGACAACATCCCCGTGGGCACCGCGATCGACGTGCAGGTCCGTGCGGTCAACTCGCTGGGCAACTACTCCAACTTCGTGACGATCTTCGCTCATACGGTCACCGGCTACTCGACGCGCGCCAATCCTGCAGTCACCGGGCTCAAGGTCGTCGGCTCGGCGGGCGGCGCTCCCGGCGTGTTCAACACCCGCGACGTGTCCTTCCAGTGGGATGCGCACAGCATCGGCGTCCTGTTCGATGCGTACGTCGTCGAGATCCGCAACGTTGGCACCAACACGCTGCGCCGGACCTTCACGACCAAGACCGCCGGGTTCCTGTACGACCTGGCAAGCAACGTGGTTGACGGGCTCAGCCGCACGTTCATCGTGAGCGTGCAGGTCAGGAACGTGCTGGGCGCCCTGTCGACGGCGGCAACCCTGACCGCCACGAACGCGGCGCCTGCCTTGCCGACTGGCATCACCCTGGAGGGCGACTTCCGCACCATCCGGCTGCGATACACGCCGCCGGCCGAGGAGGACTGGGCGGGCATCCTGGTGTGGTCCGGCACGTCGTCCGGTTTCACGCCAGGCGATGCCAACAAGGTCTATCAGGGCCCGGACACGCTGGTCGTGTGGGGCGCGGACCCCGGCGTGACGCGGTACGTCCGGTACGCGGCGTACGATGTGTTCGGGGTGACCGGGCTCAACGTGTCCGGCGAGTCAGTGGTTTCAACCACCAGGATCAGCCACGCCGACCTGATGGCCGAGGTGATCGACAGCACGTCGCTTTTCCCCGACCTGCAGGCCCGGATCAACCTGATCGACGCGCCCGGCACCGGCCTTGTTACTCAGGTCAGCCAGATCGCCAGCGGGGTGGGGGGCAACACGGCCGCTGTCGAGACGGCCATGTCCGCGATCGACGGACTGGAAGCCAGGTACACCGTAAAGGTCGACGTCAACGGCTACGTGGCCGGCTACGGCATCGCGGCATCGGCCAACGACGGCGCGCCGACGTCTGACTTCATCGTCAGTGCCGACCGGTTCAGCATCGCCAAGCCTGGCGTCGGGGGGCTGTCGCCGACCATCCCGTTTATCGTCTCGACCAAGGGTAGCACACCGGTACTGAGCTTTAACGGGTACGCCTCGTTCTCCAAAATCCTGTCCGGCACGATTGACACCGAGCAGCTTTTCATCGGGGGCGCCAATGTCATTCTCGACGGCGTCGACCGGAACATCCGCGTCAGCAACGGCACCGCCGACCAGGTCAGGATGGGCCAGCTCAGCCCCGGCGTGTACGGTATCGAGATCCGCGACGCAACCGGCAGCCTGGTCCTGTCGTCGGCCGGCGGGGTTCCCGTAAGCAAGGTTTACGGGCTGGGCCCGCTGGCGACAGCCAGCACCGTCAACTGGGACACTCAGCTCGTCAACGTTCCTGCTTTCGGCAACTTCGCGTATCTGTCCGGCATCACCAGTGCCAATATCAGCACCTACATCGCCGGCGCTGCGATTGGCACGGCGTACATCTCGGACCTGTCCGCGACCAAGCTGACGGCAGGGGATGTCGACGCGCAGGGAATCAATGTCCGGGGCGGTGCCCTGGACGTTTACGACGGTTCGACGTCGTCGCTCCGCGTCCGCATCGGGCACTGGCCCGGCAGGTCTTACGGCATCCATGTCCGCGACCCGGCGACGGGAAACATGATTGCCGAGTTCAGCAACCTCCAGAACTACCTGAACGGTGCGGTCATCGACGACTTGACCGTCACCACCGCCAAGATTGCCAACCTGGCAATCAACGGCACGAAGATTGAGGATCTGGCGGCGTCGAACTCGGCCGGCGCCAGCAGCAGCACGAACGTCGCCAGCGTCGGCCTGACCTGCACGGGCAAGCCCGTCACAATCATCGGCACTTCCGTTGTCAGAGTTGTCGGGCTGACCACGAACAACGAAGGTCAGGCGCTCTACAACACGGCATCCGCCACCGTAGCAATCAACCACTTCGGCACGCAGATCAAGAACGTGGCCGCGGTTTCGGTCTACGGGTCAGACTGGCGCGGAACGGCGTCGATCATGCACACATTCACGCCCGCGGCCGGCTGGAACGAGTTCCACGTCATCGGCAGCGGTGGTTCTCACCACACTTCCATCTGGGTCATCGAGAACAGGAAATAAGACATGAGCCAAACCACGTTCACGCGGTACGACCCGGCAACGGGTCGCATCCACAGCAAGACCAACTGCCACGTCTCCGACTACCTCGCGAACGTGGCGATACACCCGGAGCTGGCCGTCGTTGACCAGGACTGCGATCTGGAACGCGACTATGTCGACCTGACGGCGGGGCCCATCGTGCAGCGCCGCCCGACGATGCCGGGCTTCGATAAGATTGCGATAACGGCGGACGGTGCAGACTCCGCCACGCTGTCGCTGCCGGTTCCCTTCGTGGTCACCGTTGACGGCGTCCCGCACGCCGTCAACACCCTGGACGAAGCCGGCCGGTACACCGTCGGCATCGATAGCGACATGCCTGCAAACTATGCCGTCGCCGTTGAGGCGTGGCCGTACCTGTCCTACTCAGCGGAGATCGTGGCATCGTGAAAATATCCGTCACCAAGGACCTGGCGCCCCTGCGCGCCAAGGCTGCCCAGCGCATCGCCGAGCTGGCGACCGCCAACCGTGCGGCCTACGCCACGCCGGGCAAGGACGGCGTCTACATCGCCAAGCGGGACGAGGCCCGGCGCTGGGTTGACGCCGGGGCGCCGGCAGACCTGGCGGACTACCCTTACCTGCAAGGCGAGGTGGGCGTCACCGAGCCGACGGCGCAGCAGTTGGTGACCACGTGGCTGACCCGCAACGCCCACTGGATGTCGGTGATCGCGCCGCGGATCGAGCGCCAGGAGCACACCGCCAAACGGGCAATCGCCCAGGCCACGACGCCGGCAGAGATCGAGGCCGTCGTCGAAAACTGGGTCGCGGTGTGATTTAGACTATTGCCGCAATAACACCAATTTGGTATTATCGGCAAGGTGGCCCGGATCAGGGCTGCGATCGAGGTCCCGGCCCGCCGCCAAGCCAGCCGGGACACCCAATCCACAGTCAGCCCGTTCAGGGGACCGACATGAGACGGATACTACTAAGATGATAGGCGTGCAGTGTGAGTCAAAATTAGGACTAAGCCTTCAGGTGAGTGACCCCGGCGCCGTGTCCGATATTATCCCACAATGGTATCGGACGTCGGGGGTGCGGTATGGCTACCAACCTGCTTGCTGAGTGGCTGACGCCGACCACGATCGGCGGCATATGCACCGCCGCCGGGGTCGCCATCACCAAGATCGTCGACTGGGTCCTGACCCGGCGCAAGGCGCAGAGCGACCTGAGCAACGAAGCGATCAAGACCGCGCACACCAACCAGGCTGCCGTCGTCGCGCAGCTCTTCGAGTTGGTCAAGACCCTGCGCACGGATATGGCCGAGATGCGCGCCGAGCTGGAGGAGAGCGAAGGGCGCCGCGCCAAGGCCGAAGACACGGTCCGCAAGCTCCGGGACGAAGTCCACGACTTGCGCAACGAGCTATCCCGCCGCGGCCTTGCCGCACCGCCGCCGAAGTAACCGAGTAGGAGCAGAGCCTATGTCCGCAAACTGGCAGACCGCTATCGATGCTTACGCCGTCCACAAGAACTATGCCGCCGCCGCCGCGGCGCTCGGTATCACGCCGGGCGCTTTCAGCAACAGATTGTACATGGCTCGCATGAACAAGCTGACGCCTCGGTCGGCCGAGGTCAAGGTCAAGCCCCGTATCAGGGTTGACGCGGTCATCCGGCCTGCGGCGCCCGCTGTGGCTGCCCCGACGCCGGTTGTGCCTGCGAGCCATACCAATAAGTGTGTCTTGGTCTTAAGTGACCTCCACATGCCCTACCAGCACCCCGACTCATTCGCGTTTCTGGCCGCGCTGAAAGCCAAGTACAACCCGGATCGCATTGTCAATGTCGGTGACGAGACTGATGGGCATGCGCTGAGCTTCCACGACAGCGACCCCGACCTGGACTCTGCAGGCCGTGAGCTGAGCCAAGCCCGCGCTGGCGCCCGCGCCCTGCACGACATATTCCCGCAGATGGACCTGGTCGACAGCAACCACGGCTCGCTGCTGTACCGGCGCGGCAAGGCGCACGGCATCCCCCGGCACATGCTGCTCGAATACCGGGATGTCCTGTTCGGCGAGAAGCAGAAAGACGGGACCATCATCCGGCGCGGCGGTATCGGCGAAGGCTGGACTTGGCAGCATAGCATCGTGCTCGATCTGCCCGGCAACAAGAAGTGCCTGGTCGTGCATGGAATGAGCAAGAGCACGATGCAGAACGTCAAGCAGTGCGGGATGAATTTCATACAAGGCCATCATCATGGCACCGCCGAAGTAGTGTATTCAGGGACACCTGATGCGCTTAACTGGGGCATGACTGTGGGCTGCATGATCGATGATTCATCGAGAGCGTTCGCATACAACCGTACGACGATGGCACGTCCGATCATTGGTTGTGGTATTATCATCGACGGCCAGCCCCGGCTTCTCCCGATGATTCTCCAGAAAGGCGGCCGGTGGGGCGGTTATGTTCCGTAAAATTGTGTCCGTAATTATACCAGACTGGTTTAATATAGGGGGTATCGCACCCCCTAAAATTCCGCTAAAATGCTTCCTGTAGTGGAGGAGCGACATGCCCGCAGCCATCGTCTGGACGGAAGAGAAACTAGCACTGCTCCCCCGGTCGCAGGTGGAGGCGCAGCGTGTTAAGTCGCGCCATTACTATCCCGGCACGGCTTGCCCGCACGGCCACGTCGCCCCCAAAACGGCGGCTGAAGGGAAGTGCACCATTTGCCGCCGTATCGACGGGGCTATGCGTGCCGCTAACCGGCGCCGCACGCGTGGGCAGGCTTTACAGGTCCGAGCCACAGGGCCTGTAGCCGGCGAAACATACTACGATCTTACCGCCACAGGCGAGTCTAGATACACCCAAGGCCCGAAACGAAAGGTATTTGAGGTGCAGGCCGTTTGCACCTGTGGCTCGGAGTTATGGCTTCGGGGGGAAGCTTGGGGCGACCATAAAAGGTGCCGCCCCTGCGCAAACCGATTGATCGCGACCAGGCACGGTCTCTCAGCGACCATACTTACACCGCTCTATTATGCTGCTCGCGGGCGCGCCAGAAAGAAGGGCATCCCGTTCACAATAAAAATGACGGACATAGTAATTCCGGAGCGGTGCCCGATCCTTGGTATAACGCTTGATCCTGAGCGCCGCGGGACGTTGAACCGGCGAGCGCGGGATAATGCACCTAGCATAGATAGGATCGACCCACGCAAGGGGTACACGCCAGATAACATCATGGTTATCAGCTACCGCGCCAATGTTCTTAAAAACTCCGCCTTGCCGGAGGAGATTTACAAGATTGCGGAGTTCATGCGCGCACGTGAGAAGCTGACGACCTGAGATAACGCGATCGGTTCCTCATTCGACCGACATCTGTCCTTGCCCGCAGCTATACCAAGGTGGTTTAATTATGCCGAGTCCCTTCACCATCGCGGTCGACTTCGTGCTCCGGCACGAAGGCGGCTATGTGAATGATCCCCGCGACCCTGGCGGGGAAACGAACTTTGGTATCTGCAAGCGGGCTTACCCCCGCATCGATATCAAGGCGCTGACCCGCGCCGAAGCCATCGCGATCTATTTCCGTGACTACTGGCAAGCAGCAAGCTGTGAGTATCTGCCGCCCGCCGTCGCCCTGATTCACTTCGACACCGCCGTCAACCAAGGCACCGGTGCCGCAGCCCGGCTTCTGCAAGCCGCTGCCGGCGTGCCCGTAGACGGCAAGGTCGGAGCCAACACAATCGCCGCGGTCAACGCCAAAGGCGCCCGCTCGATGGTCGAAGAATACGCAGCCCGCCGCATGAACCGCTACGGCGTCACCGCGAACTTCGATCGATATGGCCTGGGGTGGTCACGCCGCCTCATGGCCTGCCTAGCCCTCTGCCACACCCTTTAACCTGCAAACTGGAGTCATCAAAATGGACCGCATCAAAGCCCTGCTCGGCAACAAGATCGTCATCCGCTCGGCCATCGTGCTCGCCATCGCTGTGGCTGGCATCAACATCCCGGCCGAACAGATCGACATGTTCGTCAACGTTCTGTCGACGGTGCTGGGCCTGCTGGGTTAACCCGGCGAAGACCAGTCGGGGGGCGGCCACGCCAGGCGCGGGTCGCCCTCTGCCGGCTCTTCCGCGACGATCGTCGCGATGCTCGACAGCGTGTCGTCGTCGCAGGCATCGAGCAGCAGGGGCAGGCAGGCTATGAGCCTGGCCCGCCGGGCGACCGCCGCCACGTCGTCGTCGCTCAGGATCGCCAGTACCTCGGCCGCCTGTGTCTGCACGACGCAGATACCGCGGCTGGTGTTGCAGTAATAGACCTGACTCCCGTGCGGAATCAGTGTCTTCAATTCGTCATTAGTTAGTTCTTTGCTCACGACTTTGGCCCCGCGTCATATCGGCGGGGAAATTTGTTGTTCACGGTCACTGCAGGCTGCCTCGTGTTGCTATGTGTACCCGGCGGTACAGTGTTACATATTTGTTCTATAGTCAACCGATACCCGTCCGATAGTACGGACTCGTTGGTGCACTGATCGATAGATATACGTGGTGGGCATCTTTAGCTGAAAGATCGGGGTGCTAACCCCCTGCCGCGGCGGCCTTCGCCGCTTCCTCGCGCTCCTCTGCCAGTTTCAGGCACCTCGCCAGCACCGCATCTATGTGGTCATCCCCTGTTGGCATGAGTCGGTTGCTTCCGAAGCCTGCAGGCACCGGCGGGACGGCGATCTTTTGTGGCGTCGCTACCCCTTTCTTTTGGCGCATCAGGTGGCCCTGGGCTATGTGGATAAAAATCCGTGTGGTTCGTGCGCAGGGATTGCACTCAGAGACGGTGCGGCGCCATCGCCGGGGAATCGTCAGTTCGTATCGGTTCGATGCCTGCACCCACCGCCAGCCGACATGGCGCCTCCGCTGCCGGTACCAGCGCAGCCAACCCGCCTTACGGAGCCGCTTAATCGCGTAGCTGACCGACCGCCGGGAGCACCCCGTCACGTCGGCAATGGTCTGCAGGGAAGGGAAGCACGCGCCGGACTTCTTATCCTGGAACGTGAAGTACAGAGTCCGCCAGACCAGCTCGTCTACCTTCATGATCGGCCGTTCCGCCCAGCCGACGATTCTATCGGCGCGGAGGCAGTCTAAGGCGCACGCGGTCTGCTGTGATTTGAGGAATAGCATAGGGCTCTCCGTGAGCCCGGCTCTCCTGGCGAACCACCGTCGTTATCGAAAATACGCTTCAAAGCGTTTTTTCCATTGACTTTATGTCGGTGGGCGGAGCAAACTCTGACTGCCAAGTAAGAGTTGTCCGCCCGGTGTTGGTTCGCCCATGCCGGGCTTCTCTTTTGTGTGCTGCTGGCGCGCAGTCCCACTGGGTGAAGATGGAGGCAATGCTGCACGAGGTTGTCACAAAGTGCAACCCATTGCGCTGCACCTTCGCGATTTTCCATCTTGACTGGTCAGACCCTGCGACCTATACCACGTCTGCGGACATTTGGACGTCTGTAAGGTCACTGTCGTCTATCGTGTGTATCGAAGAGCCCTGTGCAAACGGATGCCCTCCTGCTGCACAGGGCTTTTCGACGTTTCAGAGCACACTGATGACCGATTTCAGCAGCGACACCGCCAGCAGCGGGTCAAGGTCATTGACCGGGTCGACGCCGGCATGACTCAGCGCCAGGATCTCCAGGGCGATCGTCAGGTATTCCCGCTGATCCTCAACGTCCTGCGGCGGCGCCAGGTCGCGCCCGATCGCCAGCCCCGTATACTGAGCGCCACTGCCCTTGAAGCTGCTTGCCATGCCGCGGAGCTGACGGATGATGTTTGCCGTCTGGGCCGCGCTGACGGTGGTGGCGGGCGCTGTGATGTCGCTCATACGAAAAAATCCACTCAAGTTGCCTTGAGTGGATTCGTAGACGGTATAAGTTTCCGGGATGTTAACGTCGAACTTTATCGATCAGCGTAAGGGGTACTACGTATTAACCGAGCAGGATGGCGTCCAGCTGGGCGTGCAGGTCCGCAGGGGTTCCGTTGTTCACGATGTCCCGATCGGCCACGATGCGCGCCTGGTCTGATTCGCTGGCGTGGCCCGCACCGTTACCGTGCGCCGGCCGCACGACCCGGATGATCCGGCCGCCGAGTCGCCGCACCGCTTCAGCCTCGTTCTCGAACCTGCAGTCATCGGTGACCACGGCGCCATTGCGGGCCCGGTCCATCCATGCCCGCGTCCACAGACCCGTGCTGATCAGGTCGCGGCCCCACTCCGTCCCCAGGGTCTGCATGGCGTACCGGGGCGTCTTGCCACCCAGCAGGTCGCAGGGGACTTCTTTCAGGTCGCCTTCGATGTGCGACTCGGTCAGGCCGATCGCGCGCAGCATATCCTTGAGCGGCCCGGCGAACTTCTCGACCCGGTAGCCGTGGTTTGCAGTGAGGTGCTTGGCGGCGGTGCTCTTGCCGGAGCCGGCGAGGCCGACCAGGGCGATCAGGCGGGGCTTTGTCATGCGGCATGCTCCAGTACGACGGCGTGGATCTTGTCGAGTCGCTTGTGCAGGTCCGCCACTTCGTCGCGGAGCGCCTGGATCTCGCTGAGCGCCTGGCGGTGTGTCTCGCAGTCGACGCCGTAGACGCAGTTGACCCAGCTATCCATCAAGTCATTGTCCACTTAATCACCTCTAGAACAAGTCGCTGACGAGCGCCGGGTCGACACCGATCGCAAGTGCGTAGAGGCGCAGAACCTCGTTCTCTTCCTTGCGCTTGGCGACGTCTTCGTCACGAAGGGCGATAGCCTTCATGAGCTGCTTGGGGTCGAAGCCGCGTGACTTGGCCTCGGCCTTGATGTCCTTGATATCGTCGTTCAGCCCTTTGACTTCTTCCTTCAGGCGGGTGATGCGCTCGGCGTATTCGCGCAGCAGCTTGGACGTCTCCGAGTCGACGCCGCTGTTATGTCCAAATCCCTGGGTCATTTTGGCTTACCTTTCTTCGGTGCAGGTTTCTTGGCGATGCGGAAACCCTGCCGGTCCAGCTCGGCGACCATGTCCTCGGGTCCGCCATGCCGCAGGGCTGCAGCGACGAGCGTCCAATCCAGAGACGGCAGGGTGCTCATGGGTTAGACGCCGAGCAGGTTGGACAGGTCGTCCGCGTCGGCGCCTTCGACGACACCAAAGTCGCTGCTGGCATCGCGGGCACCGCCGCCCGAACCGCCGCCACCGAGGCTCTCACCCTGCTTGACGAGCTGCAGGTTTTCGAGGAGCAGGCTCACGCCGTTGGCGCCGTCCTCATGCTCCCAGGCCATCGCCGTGAACGTGGCGAAGAAATAGCAGCCGCTGTAGACCCGGTTGGTGTCGACGATGTCGTAAACGTCGTTCTTCTTGTCGATCAGGGTGGCGCCGTCCTCGCTGGCGATGACGCGGGCGAGGCGGTCGACGATGCCGGGTGCCTTGGACTTGCTGCCGATTTTGAAGCAGATGTCGTCTTCTGCAAAGCCGGTGTACAGTTCGCCGTCTTCGCGTCTCCTGAACTCGTCACCCGTCTTGATCGGGTGCTTGAAATTCTTATGCTTCATGGTCAGCTCGGTCTTCTTGCCCCAGTTCTTTTCGGCGGCGTCTTTGATCGCAGCGTTGATGCCGGAAATGTCCGAACCCTTGGGCAGAATGGCGACCAGGCGCCATGACTTCTCGCCGGTCTTCTTGTCGATTTCGGCGGTGTCCTCGAAGACGCGGACGAAGGCGCCCTTGAACAGCGGGGTCTTGGACTTCGCGGAGAAGGTATTTTTGCTCGGCATGTCTATGTTTCCTTGGTTGGGATTGGTTTAGAACCTATACCAGATTGGTAACCGTGTCAATCCAATTCGGTATGATTTTACTCAGACGTTAGGGCTACGAAATCCGCCGTAGCGCCGCACTCGATCGCAGGGCGCTTGTCCGACGCCGGCACCAGGCCAGGCACGCCGGGCTTCCGGGTGACGTATTGCGCCAGGTCTTTCGCCGCCTTCTTGCCGACGATGCGCTCGGCAGCCGCAGGTGTGATCAGCTTGCGGACCCACATGTCTTCCGGCGCCACACCTGCAAGCTCAAGCGCCAGGGCAGCGTCGTCCTCGTCGGCCCAGGCCCGGTTGCCTTCCTTGCCGGCTACGAGCTTCGTCCCCGGCACCGCGGTGCCGTTGACCGCCAGGCTATAGGCGTGGGCCTTGACCGCCTTGAACCACGCGACGACGCCGTCGAGCTTCGCTTCGTGCTCCAGGATGGCGCCGATCTCGTCGGGTGTCAGCGTCTCAGGCGCCGGCGGTCCCTCGGTCACGGGGCCGAAGTCGTTCTCCAGGATCGCCAGGGCCCGGCTCTGCTGCTCCGGGCAGATGGCATAAGCGGGACAGAACGTGCAGTGACTTCCAACCGCGAGTGGTGCGTCGGTGTCCATCGTGCGCTTGGCGGCCGATACCAGTTCGGCGGACCACTCTGACAGGTCGTAGGCTGTGATCGTCTCCGACCGGATCGGCCCTTGCCAGTGGTGTGCACGGGGCTGAACCACGACAACATCTATGGTGTCGACCGCAGCGTCCGGCATCGAGAGTAGACTTCCAAGCGCGTAGTAGCGGAGTTGCGGATTACCTTCCGCTTCGACCGCCAACCCAGCCCCGTACTTAAAATCAACGACGATCAGCTTGCGGTAATCGGGTATATAGACGACCGCGTCCGCCGTACCGAACATCGGGGTACCGACACCTAGCGCAGACAAGTCGAAACGCTGTTCAATCTGGACCACGTCGCCTGCGAGTATGTGCGCTCGGATGTAGTCCACATATATTTGCGCCGCTTCCGCCATTTCGGCGGTAACAAAAACCGCGCCATACTTCGCGGGAAGCTTACGATCCACCCACTCTATCGCGTCCTGTCCATTTCGCAGGCAGATTTCGCAAAGTTGATGGGCCGCGGTGCCCTCCTCAGCGTATGCGGAGGACTTAGACTCGATGCCTGCGGAGAGACGCACCGAGCCAGGGCACGCGGTCCAGCGATAGCATGAGCTGGCGCCAAGGGCTGCATGTGCCCGGTTTGCGTGATCAATCGACATGACGCCAAGACCTCCCTTTGACTGCAAGACGCACCGCGTTGCGACTGACGCCGAATTGGGCCGCGAGTGCCCTTTGGCTTAAGCTGGTCTCCGCAGTGAGCCTGCGAAGTTCCCGTACCGCCGCATCAGTCAATTTGTGCTTAGGGTGCTTGATGCCGCAAGGTGTCGTCCCATGCTGTATCTTATCCGCCTCGTTCTCCGACGGGGTGGCCCAACGCAGGTTGCTGACGTGATTGTTCAGCCGACTTCCGTCATTGTGGGCGACGTGTGCCTTCCCTTCCGGGTTAGGCAGGTACGTCTCCGCCACCAATCGACTGACCGACTTGCGAACCAAGACACCGTCGTACCGCAGGCCGATCCAGTGGTACCCGTGAACCGACACGTAAGGCACTATTTCGTATGGCACAGGCCCCTTCGTGCCTGGCCCACCCGCGATCCGAAACACTCGGCCGTCTTCAGTGACGGCGTACTTCGGATTGTCTGGGTAAGGCTTCATGCCGGCACCGCAACGGCTTCGATCACCGCGGCATAGTCTTCTGGCTTGATCGTGTTCAGGTTGGTGGCACCGAAGCCGGCCAGGATTTCTTTGATCTTCGGCACGCCGCCAGGGGTGCGGGCAAAAGCCTGCAGGGCAGCGAGCACGTCCTTATCGGTGTAGGTCTTGGCGGGCTCAGCGGCGACTTCTTCAACAACCGGCTCAGGCTCGGCCACGACGGGCGCCTCAACAACCGGTTCCGGCTCAGCGACGGCTTCGACGACGGGCTCAGGCTGCACTTCAACAACAGGCGCCGGGGCTTCGACTTCGACCTTGGCTTTACGGGTGCGCTTCTTCTCTTCGGCGACGGGCTCAATAACCTGGGCGACCGCGGTATCCGCGAACACAGGGGCGAAAACGTCTTTCTTGACTTCCGCAGGGCTGCAAGACGGGATGCCGGCGCCAAACTGCGCCATCACGGCGGCGAGCAGGGCGGGCAGTCTTTCGGCGTCGGCGGCGGAGGAGATGTTGATCGTGAGCATAGCGGCTTCATCCTTCTTTGTCGGTTGCGCAGTTGGCGCGGTTTGCGTGGTCTTTTTGGTCAGCGTCGCGACGCGGAGCTGGTGGAATGTGCCCGGCGGTATCGCGTGCAGGTCTTCGGGTATCGGGTCTTCCATGCCGTCCACTGCGATCAGCGTGTTGTTGATCATCATCACGGCGGCGTGGCGGTCGTCGGGGCCGGGGTTGGTTGCGAGCCAATCTGCAAACGCAGCGGCGGCGGGGAGTCGTTCGCGGTTCTCAGCGAGTAGCTGGGCGGTCACGGCCTTGTACGCCTTGTGGACCCTGTCCCGCTCTTTGAGCTGAGCGTCCTTGGTCTTCGCTGTCACGCCGCCGGCAGGGCTTGCATGGCGATCTGGCGGGCTCCGTGGATGCAGATCAACGCGGCTTCGGCACGTCCATCGTGCTTCTTCAACGGCCACTTATCTGCATGCCTCGGCAGGATGTCGCTGGCACGGGCTCGGGACTGTTCCTTGTCGCCGGTGCAGCCCATCGCCTTCTTCCACACAGCCGGCGTCACGAAGGACACGGGCACGAAGTTGGCGGCGAGGATACCGAGAACCAGGCCATACCCCTTGCCGAAGCTGAACGCGCCAGCGGCACCTTCACCGGGCCGTGTGCCAACCTGTTCGATATAACAATGCGCGATGTTGCCGGCTTCCGCGTCGATCAACCGTGCAAGCGCCGTGCGGTCAATCTCACTCTTGCCCTTGGCGCCGCCGCTCTTCAGCGTCGGCATATCGACGACACTGAGGAAACCCGTTTCCGGGTTATAGAATGCCAGGGCGCCAGAGAGTCCAGGGTCGATACCTAGTATAACTCTTCCCAAATCAGCCTCCTATAAAGTCGTTCGGCGTCACTTGCCCGCCGGTTTCGGCCTGTATCCTTTGCAGGATCTCAGGTCTGGGGATGCGAACACCGCTGCAGTAGCGGTGGACTGTTGCCTGGGCCACACCAATACGCTTCGCGAACTGGGTGCCCGTCTCTCCGGTCTCGCGGAGGTATTGGGAAAGCGTCATACCGGATATATACCAATCCGGAATAATGCCGTCAACAACAATTTTCAATATCGATCGGCATAGGCCGCCGCGGGAACCTATACCAATTATAACTAGACGGCGGATTACCATATCGGTATACATTTGCTTAACGACGCACACACCGACGCTGGAGACACACGATGGAAGCCATTGATACGACACAGAAGTCCGCGGATAACCTGCGGATCATGCTCGGCAAGAAACTGCGCGGCCTGCGCATCAACGCCGGTATGAGTCAGGACAAACTGGCGCAGCTCGCTGGCATGAAGCAGCCCATGATAAACCGGTTTGAGACAGGCGAGCGCCGCATGACGGTTGAGCACGCCACTGCGCTGGCGCCTGCCCTCGGCATCGCGCCGGCCGAGCTGCTGCCGCCGAACATCGGCACGACGTCGGCGCCGCCGGTGGTTCAGCCCGCCGCGGTACAGGGTCCGCTCGGCGTGATGGCGGTGCTGGGCAGCGACGGCGCCCCGATCGAGCAGACCCCGGTGCCGCCGGTGCTGGCAACGGCTCGGGAACGCTATGCTACATATGTGCAGGACAGCTCGATGTCACCGCGCTACGCCGCCGGCACCCTGCTGCATGTAGCCCCGCACAAGCCGGCGGCGCCTGGCCGCGGCGTCATCCTGGTACTCAGGGACGGCCGCCGCCGGGTGCGCGAGTGGGTCGGGTCCGAATCCACTTACCTGCAGGTCCGGCGGTACGGCGCCGAGCCCGGCACCGAGAATTACCCCCTGGACACGGTCGACGCGGTGCACGCCATCGTCGGCACAGTCGAGGTCTGACCATGTCATGAGATCCGCATATCGATGTAGCGACTAAGGGCCCGGCGAAACGCCGGGCCTTTTTCGTTTTGGCAGGGTAGCCCGATAGATAGTTCAGCCTAGACGCCTGTCGAAAGTGTGAACCGGGTCAGACTTTAGCCAACCGATAGCAGATTGGGTTTGACCTGTCATTTCCAGATTGGTATTAATTAACCCACACGATACGACGCAACATTGACCCGAAGGAACACCCTCATGTCGCTCAACACCGCCGCCCTGAGATACTGGACCGCCTCCAGGACCCTGCTCAACCCGTCCCTCGCCGATGACGACGGCATCATCGTCCGCGCCGCCGTAGACCTCGCCCTGATGGCTGAGCGGTCATCGCCTGCCCTGGCCCGCCGGATCAACCGCTCCATCGACATCGCCAACGACCGCGGCCTGTTCGCCGAAGCCGACGACGAATTCGTCGCGCTGGAGGCTTGAGCCATGACCGCCGCGTTTGACAAAGCCGCCAGGCTCGCACCGAAGATCCCCGACCTGACCTGCCAGCATATCGACGCCGTTCTGGATGACCTGTCCGACGCCATGGGCCTGCTCGATTGGGTGCCGATGGATCAAGCCGCCTCGGCCTACAACATCCTCGCCGAGCTGCGCGGCGACGACGGCGCTCTCGAAAGGCTCCGCGCCATGAACGACGCGCTAAGGAGATCGGCCGCATACTGGCGCAAGGTCGCCAAAGAGCAGGCTGCTCGCATCGAGGAACTTGAACAGCCGGTGTCGGCAATCAACTGGACGCACGTTGTTCGCTAAGCTGAATTATAACAAGCTGTTTTGGAGTGGTATAAAATGAGAACCGAGAACATGACCACCGCCGACATCTACATCCACCTCGCCAACCTCGCCCTGCAGATCGAGAAGCAGATCCGGGCGCCCGGTCAGGCCCCGTCAAACCGGGCGCACCTGCGCCACACGCACACCAAGATCACCGACGCCATGTCGGCAATGGGCCTGGTCAACCACAGCCACGCCGTCGCCGCCCGCCAGCCGGTGACCCTGTGATGCGCCGCGTCCTGGTCGAGTCCCCGTACGCCGGCGATGTTGCCCGGAATACCGAGTACGCCAAGGCCGCCATGCTCGACTGCCTCGGACGAGGCGAATCACCGCTGGCATCGCACCTGCTCCTGACTCAGGTGCTAAACGACTATGTCCCCGATCAACGCCAGTTCGGCATCGACGCCGGGCTCGCCTGGGGCGCAGTGGCACATGCAACCATCGTCTACACTGACCTCGGTGTCTCGAACGGCATGGCGCAGGGCATCGGCGACGCCATCGCCAACGGCCGCCCGGTCGAATATCGCTCTCTTGCAGGCTGGAGCACCCCGGAATGACAAAGCGCGCAAAGCTGATCACGCTGTTCCTGTCCGCCACCGGCTCCTGGGCGCTCGTCATAGGCCTGATCGCCGCCGTCAGCGTGGGGCTCTCAGCATGACGATCAACTGGCAACTGTTCGCACACCCCGGCCCGGCTAATGCGCACGTCGCCCGCCGCGCCAACACCCTGATCAGCGAACGCATGTGCCCCGGTACATTCTGGGTCGTGAACGACAGCTACGACCGCTGGGACTACGTCCACTTCCGTGACCGCGGCATCGGCCGGAGCCGCGACGTGTGGGACAACCGCCGCAAAATTGCGCGCTAAGATATACCAAAAGGGAATATGTGGTATGAGTGCCAGAGTTATACATGGCGATTGCATCGAGCAAATGCGGCTGATGGACGATGCCAGCGTCGATAGCATCGTGACCGATCCACCCTATGAGCTGGGTTTCATGGGCAAGGCTTGGGACGATACCGGCATTGCAAACAGCGTCGAGATGTGGCGCGAAGCGTACCGGGTCCTGAAACCGGGTGGTCATTTGTTGGCATTCTCAGCGACGCGGACACAGCACCGCATGGTCTGCGCCATCGAAGATGCGGGCTTTGAGATCCGCGACTGTATCCGCTCGCTGAATGGTCAAGAGCACTACCCTGCGTGGGTATATGCGACGGGGTTCCCAAAGGGGTTGAATGTTGTAAACAACTTGATTAGACTGGCTTTATGCCAATCGAAAGAACGTGCCCGGCTTGCGGCACAGAGTTCCGTGTCTACCCTAGTCAGTTGCGACGGGGCGAAGGAACGTATTGCAGTCGCGCTTGCTCAAATCCTGCCCGAGGGCGGGCTGGCGTTGATAACGGAAATTGGCGGGGCGGTAGGTTTACACGTTCCGACGGATACGTGGCCGTCCGGGTGGATGGCGAGTATCGGCTTGAACATGACGTGGTCATGGAACGGCTCATTGGACGGAGCTTGCGAAGGGGTGAGCAAGTCCATCACCGAAACCACGTCAGAGACGACAATCGACTTGAAAACCTGGAACTGGTTGATTGGTCTTCACACATCCGCGAACACCACCCCATGCAGCGCGATCCTTCCAAATGGGTCGCCGTGGCCTGCGGTCAGTGTGGCGTTGGATTTGAGCGGCGGCGAAGCGAGCAAGAGCGACATCCCGATTGTTACTGCTCTCGGGGATGCTACATCCAATCCCGTCGTAAAGTTTAAGGGGTTCAACGTCTGCCTTAAGCCTGCATGGGAGCCGATTTGCGTTGCTCGCAAGCCGCTGAGCGAAGGCACTGTCGCTGCGAACGTGCTTGCACACGGAACCGGCGCGCTGAATATCGATGCTTGCCGGATCGACGGGCGCGAGCGGACTGACTACGGGCTGTCGAACGCCAAGCGGTCACAAGGCGCTGTCTATGGTGCGCCGAGTGAAAGCGCGGACTTCGACGCCAGCAAAGGGAGATGGCCCGCCAACGTGATCCACTCGGGAGACGAAGAAGTCCTCGCCGCCTTCGCTCAATATTCCGGCAAGGGTGAAAACGTCGCCCGGTTCTTTTACTCAGCTAAAGCGAGCAAAGCCGACCGCGCCGACAGCAAGCATCCCACGGTGAAGCCGATCAGCCTGATGCGCTATCTCTGCAAGCTGGTCACGCCGCCCGGCGGCACGGTGCTCGACATGTTCGCAGGCAGCGGAACTACTCTACAGGCTGCGGTCGAAGAAGGCTTCAACGCCATCGGCATCGAGCGCGAAGACGAATATTTCCAGGACTGCAAAAGGCGTCTCGGCATCGTAGACCCCGCCCCGGAGGACGACGTCGACGCCTTCCTCGCCGAACTTGTGGCCTGAACTATACCAAACTGGAGTAAGTGGTATGAGCACATTTGCCAAGCTCGACATCGAGATCAGAGCCCGGGAGTTGTACGAGGCCGCCGACCGGATCGGCGTCCCCTGGGCCCGCCGCGACAACATCGTCCGCGATGCCTACCGGTCTGCAGCAATCCGGCTGCTTGCCACCCTGCCCCCGAAGCCAGCAGCGCCGTGCCTGGCGCCCGATTGCGGCGACGCCTGCACCGCTGACTCGGAGGCATGCAAATGACCGCGCCCGTGTTGATGCTCGGCGATTGCCTTGCGCGCATGGCCGAGATACCGGCCGGCTCGGTCGACATGATCCTGTGCGACTTGCCATATGGAACAACTGCCTGCGCTTGGGACGCGGTTATACCCTTCGAGCCGCTGTGGGCGCAGTACAAGCGGGTGATCAAGAGTAACGGGGCGATCGTGCTGACTGCGTCGCAGCCATTCACGTCTGCGGTCGTGGTTAGCAATCTAGACTGGTTCCGCCACGCCTGGGTTTGGGATAAGAAAATGGCCGCCAACGTCATGGGCGCCAAGTTCGCGCCGCTCAAAGTGCACGAGGATATCTTAGTCTTCATGCCTAAGCCGGGCGCTTATCGGCCGCAGATGGTCAAAGGTAAACTGCGGAAGAAGGGCGGTCATCCCGCCCGAGAAAACATATACGGCGCCAAGGGTGCAAAAGAAGCTGTCTGGTCCGACGAGTACTACCCGAAAAGTATTCTTGAGTGCTCCAACGCGGATCAGCGTGATAGGCTTCACCCGACTCAGAAGCCCGTCGAACTTATGGAATACCTGGTCAAGACCTACACCAACGTCGGCGATACCGTTCTTGACAACTGCATGGGCAGCGGGACAACTGGCGTCGCGTGCGTGAACGAAGACCGAAGATTTATCGGCATCGAGCGCGACCCTGAGTATTTCCGCATCGCATCCGACCGCATCGCCGAAGCAGCCAAGCGCCGGGAGGCTGAAACTGAAGCCTTCCTCGCCGAGCTTGTGTCCTAAATTATAACAAATTGGAGTATTGCGGTATGAGACGCGGCCCCGAAGACTTCCTGATCCTCGTTGCGATCCTGCTGCTGGGTCAGGGCATCGCCCTGATCGTGGTGCCGCTGTCGATCCGCTTCCCCGAAATCTTCGCCGACCTGTGGCTGTATTTCGCGGGGTTCGCGCCATGATGCTGGTCTGGTCTATGGCCTATTGGCTCTGGCTGTTCGCGCCAGCACAGAAACCCCTGCAGCATGGTGACGAGGAATGACACATCGCTTCCTTTCGTGGGACTGGGAAACACGGGCTACCGTCGACCTGCGTAACCAGGGTGTGTATCGTTACTTCGAGTGCCCGAACACGGACCTGCTGTGCGGCGCCTGGGGTTTCAGCGACGAAGACGAAGTCCACATCTGGAAGCGGGGCGAGCCATGCCCCACAGTCGTGGTCGACTGGGTCAAATCGGGCGGCGAGATCCGGGCATGGAACGCTCAGTTTGACCGGCTCGGCTGGGAGAAGATCGCGGTACCTCGCTACGGGTTCCCCGAAGCCCGCATCGAGCAGTGGATGTGCAGTGCTGCGGAAGCAGCCGCCATGTCCCTGCCGCGATCGCTCGACAAGGCGTCCGAAGTCCTGCAGCTCGCTGAGCGAAAGGATGAAGCCGGCAGCAAGGTGATGAAGAAGCTGTGCAAGGCGCGCAAGGTCTGGACACCGGACCTTCCCGGTTACGCGAAGGTCATGGCCGCCGCGATTACCGATGACCTGAAATATACCATTTCGGGGTCAAGCGTTATCGAGTGGTGGGGCACACCTGAACAGTTCGCGACGCTGTATGAATACTGCAAGCAGGACGTTCGCACAGAGCAGTGTGTCGTTCGCAAGCTGCGCCGTCTGCCGCCGCAGGAGCTCGAAGTCTTCCGGCTTGACCAGATCGTCAATCAGCGCGGCGTTGCTGTCGACATGGACTTGGTGCAGGCGTCAATCGAAGTGGTTGCCACGGCCACGGAAAAGCTAAATCAGCAGCTCACCGAGACAACCGGCTGGCAGGTCACGAAGGCGACCAAGGCGAAAGACCTGACCGCGTGGCTACGGGCGCAGGGCGTCGATGCGGACGGCGTCAGCAAGAAGGCGGTAAAGGATCTGCTGGCTGGTAAGGATCTTCCCGACGAGGCGCGGAAGGCCCTGCAGATACGTCAGGACGCGGCTAAGAGCGCGCTGGCGAAGCTACCCAAGATCAAGAAGTCGATCTGCTCTGACAACCGGTTGCGCGGCAACCTGATCTATCACGGTGCGGGCACGGGCCGATGGACCGCCGTCGGCGCCCAGCTCCAAAACGTGCCGCGTGGCACGATGGAGTGGCCTATGATTCAGGAGGCTATACCGTGCCTGCTGGATAAAGATGTCGACCTGATTGAGATGCTATTCAGTCCGCCGCCGGACAGCCCCGACGCCCCGCCGCGATCCTGCACGCTGGACGTTGTCAGCTCGGCGCTTCGGTCCTGCCTGGTGGCATCGCCCGGCAACAGGCTGATAGGCATAGATTACGCGGCCATCGAGGGCCGCACGCTGGCCTGGTTGGCCGGAGAAGACTGGGTCCTGGACGCTTACCGCGCGTTCGATGCCGGCACCGGGCCGGATATGTACAAGGTCACATACGCCCGATGCTTCGGCGTCGATGTTTCCACCGTGACAAAGGCCCAGCGTCAAATCGGTAAAGTGGCGGACTTGGCGCTTGGGTTCGGTGGTGGGGTCGGTGCTTGGCACAACATGGCGGCCAACTACGGTGTCGTGATGACAGACGAGGAAGCCGACTCTGTCAAAGTGGCATTCCGTGAATCCAGGCCGAAGACCACCCAACTGTGGCGCGACTGCGAGGATGCGGCCATAGCTGCGATACAGCGTCCAGGCACTGCGTTTCCGGTGTCGGGCGGTAAACTCCGGTTCGTCTGGAAGGGTGGCTACCTGTGGTGCGTGCTGCCGTCCGGCCGGGCGCTGGCGTACCCAGGTGCGGGCGTCGAAGAGCGGGAGATGCCGTGGAAGGATCGCAAGGGTAACCCTGTGCTGAAAGAGTCGGCCTACTACTTCGGCTCAAAGGCCGCCACACCGAACTCTCCGCCGCAGCAGTGGTGCAAGCAGTTTCTATACGGGGGCTTGCTGGCGCAGAACCCCACACAGGCCGTTGCGCGGGACATCGCGGCTTACGCGGCGGTGCGGTGCGAGAAGGCTGGCTTTAAGCTTGTGCACACTGTGCACGACGAGCTGGTCGCCGACGTCCCGCTGGAATTCGGCACCGGCGATGAGATGGGCCGCATTATGTGCGAGCCGGTGGACTGGGCCAAAGACTTGCCGCTGGCCGTCGCGGTCGACGAATCATACCGCTACCACAAATAAGCCAAACGACAAGCCTCCTACTGGAAACGGTAGGGGGCTTTTTGCTGTGTGACCTAATACCAAAATGGTAATGACAGCTCGGCATGAAGCCGGTATAACTCAGTCCATCAGAACGAAACGACGTTAACCGGATGGAAACGAAAATGACGATACGGTTCGCGCCCGACGACGGGAGAAGAAGAAGAAGATGAAAGCGCCGATGCAAAAAGCCAGCGACTACGACAGACCACCCGAAGTGACTGAGGAATACCTAGCGATGCTTAGAAGAAGATGGCAGACCCGGCTAGAGAAGATCGACTTCAAGGCCCTGGTTACCGAAGCACTGAAGGATGCAGCGTGATGCGCATCCTGTCACCTGAGATCATCACCGCGGTTGTCGCCTACATGGACTCTCCCTCGCCGGCAGCTTTGAGCGCCTTGACGCGGGGTATACATGCCAGCGCAGACCCGCGAAGCCTGCCCTGCCTGCTCAAACATCTCACCGTAATGATGCAAGCCGCGAGAAGATCGAAATGATACGGCCGAACAATTGGGACAGAAGATGGCTCGACCTCGCTCAGCACTACGCGAGCTGGTCTAAGGATAGCACCCAGGTAGGCTGCGTCGTGGTCAATCCACAAAGTCAATCTCAACTCAGCCAAGGCTACAATGGTCCGCCCCGCGGCGTCGCCGACGATGTGCCGGAGAGAAGAGAGCGCCCCGCTAAGTATCTATACAGCAGTCATGCTGAAGAAAATTGTGTCTCGTGGGCCGCGCGTGAAGGTATTTCTCTCAAGGGCGCAACGATATACGTCACCTTCTGCCCGTGCGCCGCGTGCGCCCGGATGATCATTCAAAGCGGCATCCGCGAAGTCGTGATGCTGCCTGCAAACGAAGCCGTCGCCGAGCGCTGGGCCGACTCTTTCCGCGCCGCCCGCGACATGTTCCACGAAGCGGGCGTCGATGTCCGCACAATCCAGGATGACCATGAACTATGAACGCCGCCGCCCGTGTCTACCACCCGATCCCCGTAGAAGATTTCCGCCTCGCTGACTGCGCCGGCAAGGAACCCCTCGACCGCGGCCAGGCTAAGGAGATCGCCGCCAGAATGAACTGGTCGCGCCGCACCAAGGTCAAGATGAACACCTACCAGTGCCGGCACTGCGGCTCGTGGCACGTCGGAGCCAAGAAATGAAGCAGCTCAGCGAAACGACGCCCGCCATTCTCGCCAAGTGGCAGGACGGTGTGCCCACGGAGACCATATCCATCCAGTTCGGCAAGTCCGCCCGGTCGATCCAATTGCTGGCGTCGTACCACAAAGCCCGCCGCCCGGCCTGGTATCTCTCCGACGTCCGCGCTAAGGCGTCTGCCCTGCAATTTGAGGTGGACGAGAAATGACCCGCGAGGAACGCCAGGTCCGCACCGCCCTGCTGACCTACGCCGCCGACCGGTCGCGGCTTGAACTGGTCATCCCGGCCCACATGCTGTGGCACTGCTGCAGCTCGATCGGCGAGTCGCCCGGCTCCAACGATGCCGACAAGCTGTGGTGGTCCGAAGTGATGCCGCCGCTGCGCCTCGCCTGCCTTGAGCCGCTGAACGGCCTGCCCGAGCTGCGCTGGCACACCGCCAAGGAAGCCGCCCGCCTGACGACCAGGATTGCCATGTCGGACCTGTCCCGCCGGCCGATCATTACCGCAACGATGGCTGTGCTGCGCTGGATCGAGGCCCTGCTTGCAAACGATGTCCTGGAGTTGACGGAGGGGACTGCGATCGACTGGGTGGTCGACAAGGTGCTCGTCGAGGTGCAGCGCCACGAGGATCTGGCCGCCGACGTCGACCGCTCCGCCCGTAAGGCTGCGCGCAACATGCACACGAAACTTCAATCCCTCGGCCTCTACAAGGGTGCCGATGTCTTCAGGGTGGCAGCGTGATCAGAGCAGAATACATTCAACACGCCGGCGACGATCTTACGGTTGTCAACTCGGCCCGAGTCTCCTTCGACAAGGAAAGCAACTGGGATCTAGGCTACTTCGACACCGCGACACTGGGCTGTCCGAAGACGCTGTCCGACCGTGACGCCAAGCTTATACAGTACCTGGCGACGCACAACCACTTCACGCCGTTCACCCACGCCACGGTAACACTGCGCGAAACCTGCCCGATCTTTGTAGCTCGGCAACGCTTTAAGCACGTCGTCGGCTTCACCTACAACGAAGTAAGTCGGCGCTATGTGGACGACGAGCCCGAGTTCTACGAACCCGAGACGTGGCGCAAACGATCGGAGAACAAGAAACAGGGTAGTAGCGAGGACGCCGTTACAGACATGGTGGTGCGTTGTACCGTTTCCGAGGTTGAATGGGAAAGCCCGGTGGCGGAGGAATACCGTAACGTACTCGCCTACGCCCAATCCGTATATTTCTCGATGATCGATGCGGGTGTCGCACCTGAACAGGCCCGCATGGTCCTGCCGCAGTCGATGGTGACATCCTACTACGTCACCGGGTCTTTGGCGGCCTTCGCGCGGTTCTACAAGCAGCGCACCGACAGCCACGCACAGTACGAGACGCGCCTTCTTGCGGACCAGGTGGGCGAGATCATCGCGCCGCTGTTCCCGTGCTCCTGGCGGGCGTTGACCGCATGACGCACCACATCATCATGCTGCTGGCGCTGGCCTGGGTCGGCGCCGCGGGAAGCCTCGCTGTACTGAGGTATCGCGACGATGACTGAAGAATATGCCTGGGTGACCAAGTTCGCACTGTCCACTGCGCGCATCCGCAAGATCCGCGTCGAGCGGCGCGATGGTAGCGAGATGCTGGTGCGCGACGCCGACGACAGTAGCCGCCAGTGGTTCGTGGTCGGTGCTGAGGCGTTCTTCTCCTTCAACGAAGCCCTTGCCGACGCCCGGCAACGGCGGGACCGCAAAATCAAGATCCTGCAGAGCCAGATATATCGACTACACCGCCTGAAATTCGAGGAACCAAAATGAAAGTATCAGCGTCATGGATCGTCCCCGCCGGCCAGGTGTGGTTGGTCCGACAGGGCGACATCATCGCCAGGAAGCGCCTGCGCGAGAAGCTGGACGGCATCGAGTTCGACGAGATGATCGTCAGCAGTGGCAACGAGCGCGACACGGTCCGGCAGCGGGAGGCGCAGTGATGCCGTCATACATAGCCGGGAGGCCGCGCACCGGGCGGTTGCTGAGTGACGAGGAGATCGTCAAACGCTACGTCGGCGGGCTGGACTCGTTCACCCTCGGCCTGCAGGCAGGGTGTTGCGGCGTCACGGTGCTGCAGATCGTCCGTGCCGCCGGCGAAACCGTCCGCATGAAGGGCGCGACGCCGCGGCGGACGCTGCGGATCAGCGATGCCGACATCGTGCAATTATACCAAAGTGGGTTGAGCGGCGGCGAGGTTGGTGACCGTGCGGGCTGCTCGGCGTCGACCATCTTCAATGTGCTGCGTGCCGCGGGGGTCAAACCCCGCCGCCCGTTCGAGACCAGCAAGACGGCGCGGGAGGCGGCGCAGCGGGCACGCCAGTCCGAGCGGGGCAAGAAGAGCGCCGCAGCGCGGGCAGTGACATGAACAGAGCGAAAATGACCGAACACCCCCGCCTCGTTAATGCGCTACGTTTGGTCGCGGCAGGCTCAGTCACAGCGTATGTGGATCAGGAGCGAGTCCTGCGGCTGCACGGATGTGGAGTTCTCAGCGCCGTCATTTGGCAGGCAAGTGATGCCAAACTCGTGACCATCACGACAAGGAACCGTGGTCGGGCGCTTGTCGAATTAACTGATGCTGGTCGTGAGCGGCTGGCGTCCATCCAGGGAGGCTGACCAACACCGCGCTTCGTAGTAGATCGTTACCGCCATGAGAACGAGCGGGGTGTCGTGCTTCTTGGGGGGCCGCGCCTCGGCCGGCGACCAGGCGACCATCGATGCCAGCACCGCCGCGATGATTCGTCTCATGTCCACGCCCTCCCGCTCTGTGACCGGGTCAGGATAGGCGGGCGGGGCTTAACGGGCGGTTGGTGCGGCCCGTGACCAAAAGAAGCGGGACACATGCGCGCAATGTGCCCCGCAAAGTGCTTTGGAATGGTACCCAAGTCATGAAGGTAGGCCGGGCAGCGTATATCCCAGGTGCGAGGCATATGCAATCTTCGATGGACATTAACCGATCGTTAACTTATGTGACCCATGTTGCAGGGCAGCGAAGCATGACGGCCTCGCTGGATGCGTTTCCTCCCTAGACTGCTAAGCCCGCCAGGTCGCCGCCTGGCGGGCTTTTTCTTTGTGCGCTGCTCATACCAACGCGCTATGACCAAAAGTGTATAAAATTGTTATTGACCCGTGACCGGTCACGCGGCATTCTTTGTTCATCGAGACCGGCGCCTTTGTCCAGCACGGCAAGGGTTGGAACTGCATCGACGGCTGCAAGATCACCGCTCACTAAGGGGACCCACTATGAAATACAAGATCGTGTATCGCGCTTCCCACTCCCGCGACTGGGCCATGATTGGCGGCTTCTACGCCACATGGGCCGATGCAGGCCGGGCCCTCGACACCATCAAGGCCAAGAACGACGCCGCTGGCCGCCCCGCTGACTACCTGATCGAGGATATCAAGCGCGTCGCCTGATCACTGCCCGCACAGACCTTGACGGGGCCCCGCCGCCAGGCCGCCTGATCACTGCCCGCACAGACCTTGACGGAGCCCCCATGCGTAACGCCGCCGCCCTGCTCAAAGCCCTGCAACTGGAGAGAAGAGTGCCACCATGCTGACACCGAACACCGCCGCCGCCCGCAAGGCCCTGCAGCGCGCCCGGCAACTAAAGCGCGGCCTGGTCCGCGTCGAAGTCGTAGTCCCCGAGGACGCCAAGCAGGAAATCAAGGACTTGGCCGAAGAACTGTGCAAGGAGCACGAAGCGAAATGACCAAAGTCAAGAAGAAGCGCACTTCTCGCAGCGCCAGGCCCGGAGGGGCATGGATCTCTGTGGACGGCACCCCGTACGCCGTCTTCGATGATCGCCGGGTGGCGGATCTTCGGTCCAATCTGGTGACTGGCTCCGAAGCTGACCGTGTTCTTTGCCAGTATGACGCCATGGTTTCAGACTACACAAAATACCATGACGTGGACAGGGTTGCGAAATGATCGCTTACCACATCACGCCGTTTGGCGACGGCTATCGCATTGATAAACTCGTGACAGAGATCAAGCGCATCGACATCGGCGGCCGCTACCGGCTGCGCAAGGTGACGCGGGTCGATGTCGACGGTGCCGGCATCTACCCGAGCCGTGCCGCGGCGCGGGCCGTGCTGTGCAAGCTGGCGGAGTGCTGAGCGTGACCATGCCCATCGAAGACTGCATCCGCATGCTGCTGCGCTACGCCGACGAATACGCCGCCCAAGCCGCGGAGCACGACGCGCAGGCCGAGTATTACCGGCACCGGGCCGCGCAGATCCGCGCCGCCGCGGAGGCCGCCAGCGCCAGGGCGGGGGACTGCGTCCTCGACCATCCACCCGGATAAGATCGACTGATATTCTGTACAAAGGAGCGACCGAGTTGAGCAACACGATCATAAACCTCCGCGTCTGGTGCATTCACTTCCAGATCATCCGGGGCCGGCCGTGGTTTCGGGTCAGCTACAACGACTATCACCGGGGCCGCGCTTCGCGGTTCATCGAACTGTACTAACCACGACACAGGAGAGTGAACAGTGCTCGAAACCATCGCCGGAACCGTGCTCGCCGTCCTGCTGATCGTCACGGCGCTGGCCGTGATCGGGTGGGCGGCGGGCCTATTCGATAAATTCCGATAACGCCCCATTATCGGAATTTCACCAAACCACGGTTGGTGGCGGCTGCCAGCTCGGTTAAACCGGGCCATCGCGTGCCCGGTTTAATACCACGGTGCTATTACCATTTCGGTATATACGGGACCGGTCACAACGTGGCATAGTCTGTCTCACGAACACAGCAGAACAGACAGACGGATGCCAAAATGACCGAAGGTTTCACCCAAGTCCTCGCAGTAGCCTTCCCCCTGCACGGCAGTAACCGCGCCGCCGTATACCACGGACACCTGGACGGCAGCCCCTGCTGGGCGCTGGTGCAGCTCACCGCCAAGGCATCGCGCCAGATCGAGACCACCACGGTGCCGGACACTGCCAATCAGTGGCTGCAGGATCTCAACCAC